GCATTGCTGAGTTTCAAACAGGCAGAGAACGTTCTCAGAAGTGCAAGGATAATGCTCGCGCTATGAGGTTAGCCGAATGGGCTGATGAAGACAAAGCCGCAGCTCGTAAGAAAGCCATAAGCGATAAGATTAAAGCCAAGTGGGCTGATCCTGAGTATCGAGCCAAACAAATGGCTCAACGTAAAAAGAAGTCATAAAAAAGCCCCGCTTGCGCGAGGCTCTTTATATCAAGTAACTATCTTAGCTTACTGGAATGCTACGTTTGCTAGTGTAACTGCGTCGACGTAGTCGCCTGCGTTACCTAGTGAGTTAGCCGTGTTGGTAAGTTCCTTATACCCATATCGAGTCATGAACGACACAACTGGCTCAAATGTGTCTGGATCCATTACTGGGCCAGTGCTCATTAGAGGAACGTATGGGCAATAAAACGCTGGTGCGTCAGTTTCGCTTGTTCCCTTGTAGCCGATTAGTACCTTAGTACCGTCTGCTGCGTAGTTATCTACGAATACCTTGATTGTTCCGTTTAGTGTTCCAACCATCTTAGTGTTAGTTGGAGCTTCAAAAGAACCTTCAGTAGTACGTGCAAAAGTGCTAGTGCTTGCAGATTGTAGGATTGTCAGTGCTTCTGGAGAAACTACAATGTAGTTACCAGCGCCACGACGTGTACGTGCTGCAATGCGGTTAGCTGCTCTGTTAAGCTCGATAGAAAGAAGCGCGTGACGATCACCAACATAAGTCGGAGTGTACGCTGCATCTAGTGCACCGAAGTCAAGAGTAGTACCAGCACCTGCTAGGTTGCGAAGTGAACCAATAATTTCTTGGTCGATTTCAACAACGATTTCTTGTGCAAGAGCTTGCATGATCTCTGCTTCAACGTCTACACCGTGAAGTGCGTCTGCGTCTTGGGCAGCTTCAAAAGTCCAGCGAGCGCTTAGACGGCGTGTCTTAGCTTCAACTGTTTCTTTCAAGATCTGGATGCTCATCTTGCGTCCTGGAGTGCCTTCAGACACTGCTACGTCATCTGGGTTACCAGAGTATTGTGTAGCTAGGTTAAAAGGGCTTAGTGCTTCACTGCCGCCAGTAACACCAGCTGCTGTCTCTGCGTAACGTACACGTAGAGTGTGAATTTGCCCTACTGGGCCAGTCATTGGCTGTACGCCAACTAGTTCGTTTGCAATTACGCTAGGCATAACCCTGCGAATTAAAGGTAACATAACCTTGTTTAGTGTTGCTACTGATCCAGCACCGGTTGCACCGGTGGTTGCGGCCTCTGACAATTGACGCTTTGCGTTTTCGAGTACCACATCCATAGTCGCCTTACGTTGACCGTTAAGGCCCTCCATAAGTGCGTCCTTAGTTGCGGACCAGTTGCTTTCAAATAAATTTGCCATTTTCTTAACTCCTATTATATTATGAAAGTCCGGCTAGTTTGCGCAGTGAGTCTAATTCGACTACATCCGCGCTGCTGTCATTGGCCTCTGTTTTCACAGTTGCCTTTTTATTACCAGTGTGTTCCTTAGTCACTGATTCTTTTAATTCCCTTTTTGCTGTAGTCTGATTATTATCTAATACGCTTGGAAGATACTTTTCAAAAGTAGCTTCTAGCTTCTCAGTTTTAACTGACTCTAGTAAATCGGTCATGATGTCTCTCTTTTCCTTGCCTAGTGGGCGTAGTAACTCGTTAAGTTTGTCTTTACGGTTATAACGATCCTTTGCAACTCTTAGCTTGCTTTCCGTTAGCTTGACAGCTTCGTCACGGTCGGCAATAGCCTGTTCGGCTTCTTCGAGTTGTTTCTTTACTTTAGCAAGATTTTTCTGAACTGCCTGAGTCTCCTTAGTTTCGTTCAGGTACGATGTTGTGTACTCTGTGGCGAAAGTTTCGAATATTCTGCGTCCAAAGTCGTTTTCACGCGCTGCTGTAATGTCGTCTTTGAATGATTTAACTTCATTAGCTATAACACGGTTGATAACGCTTGACGCTTTATCAGATGCTTTACTAATAAAATCTTGTTTCGCTTCAGCTAGCTGACGCTTGCCTTCACGTACCATTTTGACTTTTTGTTCTACAAGCTCTTTCTTGTCCTGGTGGAATTCTTTCAATTCCTCAGCAAGTTGCAATGAAACAAAATCGTCTAACTTTGTTACATGCTCCTGCACTTTCGAACGGTCTGCTTGTAGTTCCTTGACTTCTTTTGCTACTGCTTGAGTAACAAATTGGTCTAGCACTTTTACGTGTTCTGTTACAGCTTTGCGATACTTAACTCTTTCTTCTGCGAGTGCTTTCTTATCTTCAACTAATTCTGAAATTTCTGCAGATAGCTTAGTAGTAATGAAGTTATCCATTGCCTCTACGATAAGTCCTTTGTCATGCTCATAGCGTTGAGCAAATTCCTCTCGTAATTCAGCTTTTGCTGCTTCCTTAGCTTCAGAAAGATTTGACTCCCAGGCCTCTTGAATTGCGACAGTTGCCTCTTCAGACAATCCAGCACCTTCAAGTAATTCGTTAAATTTAACTGCCATAGTAGTCTCCTACTTACCTTTTATTAAGTTCGCTGATTAACTGTGTGATACTGTTAACCAAGTGTTTTTCTGCACTGTTGTCGTGTGTGACGGCAGCCGCTGTATCATAGATAACAGCGCCACCTTTCATGTTAAATAAACTTTCATAAATTGTCTTTGGGTATGCATCTGGAGCACTGGGCTGGGCCACAATGTCAACAGTTACAATATCGAAGTCTGAAACCTTACCGGATTCATTAACGTTACCGCTTCCGCGACTACTAACGCCCAGTTTTGCCCCAGCCTTTAAAAGGCTTTTAGCTATATTACCCATAGGGGTCTCTATGATTTTAAGTTTACCCATACCGTTTGCGCCATCACAATGCATGTCTGTAATAATATGACTCACACGGTCTAGATTAATCTGAAGCTCTTCTGGATGGTCTAATTCGCCCATCACAGTTTCACCTTTACTTAATCTCTGTCTTACACTTTCAACGGCACGTGATATTTCACCTTCAGGATAAACCCGACCATTTTGATTCTTTACATCGCCCTGGATGAAAAGTCCTGCCATAAACAGTTCTTTACCGTCCTCAGACTCCATAAGTTTTAAACCAGCTTGCTCGGATCCTAAATATTCATATAATTTACGTGACATTGTTTTTCCTCACACCGTTACTTTGGTTGCTTAGTAAATGGGCTAGCTTTGCTAGAACCGTCTACATTGCTTTTTCCGTCCTTAGGAGCAGATGCTTTCTTAGGACTTTGCTTCATGTTGTGGTGTGTAGCGTCATGCTTTACTGAACCGCCGTGGTCTTTCTTGCCATCGCCGCCGTCGTTGTTGTGTACTGGCTTACCAGCATGTCCAACTGAGCTAGGCTTTGGTGCGTCAGTGTATGGTGATTTTGTTGAATCAGCTTCTGAACCTTTAAGCGCGCCGCCTTTCATTGGCTGCTCTGCTACGTTGTCGCTAAACTTTGTAGCTTCTTCTAGTTCTTCGTCTAGTTCTTCTTCTTCGGCATCTTCGTCTACTTCTTCTGCTTCGTCAAGATCGTATTCAACTGAATCCATAACCTCTTCGTCACTGTCCATGCCGTAGTCGTCGTCGCTGTCCATAGACATATCATCTATTTCCATATCGCCTTCGCCTTCTTCTTCTCCAGACATTAGTCTTTCAAATTCCATGCGTAGGTCTTCAAGCTCTGATTCTAGGTCTTCAACGCGATCTTCTACGTCATCTTCACCTTCGTCATCACCCATGTCTTCATCGTCCATATCGTCCATATCGTCCATTTCGTCTTCGTCGTCACCCATATCGGTAACATCGTCAACAAAATCGTTTGACTGGTCAATTACTTCGTCTTCTTCTTCGTCGTCTTCGCCAATTTCATCGGTTTCGATTTCTTCGGCATAGTCTTCTTCGTCCTCTTCATCCCACGCGTCATCGCCCTCGTCAAGAACTTTTTCATATTCTTCACGTGCCTTAGATACTACATATTCGTGTAGTAGTTCTTCAGCTTTTTGGTCGTCTTCAGCAAGAAGGAGTTCAAGAATCTGTTCTAGTTGATTACGTGATCCTGACATTGTGGCCTCCTAATTCTTTTATTGTATATACAATGTATAAAGACAGATGTAAACATTTGTCTATTCACAGTACTACTTATAGGAGATACAGAAAATGCTGCGAAAACAGCATCATTTTGAATAATTTTAGTCTACTTTTATTTAGTTTGCCTACTTTCTAAATAAAAGTATATTTTAAAGGCCTAAATCGCCGCCGCCTTCTACTGGCTGAGCATACATAATTTGCACAAACTCATCGTGCTCAAGCTCTTCTGCTTGCTTAATATCTCTGTATTTGCGCAGTTTATTTAGATCTTCGAGAGTCAACTTGCTCTTTCGGGTATCCTCTGGAGAGCGCATGTTTAGTTTGTCTTCTTCTGGGTTGTAAAATTCTCGTAGTCTCATTAAATTGTTCCTTCTGGTGGCGGTATGTTGGTGTCCATTCCTTCGTCTCCAACATCTAACGATATATCACTAAGATCAGGCTCTGCATCCAAATCAACTTCGTCTTCTGGATTAGCTCGAATACCAATAGTGCTTAAACTTCCGGCTGGTCCAGCTTCTGCTTCTGCGCTTTTATATTGATCTACTTTGTTTTCTTTGCGCCACAAGTCTTCGTTTTCTGTCATCTCTGCTTCAGTAAGCCCGAGATACTTCTTGAGTTTAAACTGATTAGCAAGATAAGGAATGCCTTGCACTTGCCCAAACAATGCTGCTCTTTCGCCATCTAGTTGTATATCTCGGTAGCTACTAAAGTTCATTGGCTTGTTAAATTCAATGTTAAATGCGCTATTATCTAGTTCTATTCCTCTGTACTTGAGGAACATTTTAAATTCTCTGTCTAGTTCTTCTTGTATTTGTCGCTGTAAACGTTCTACATACTTAGAGAATCTGTACTCTTGTATATACGCTACACCTACTTTACCATCGTTATATACTGCTGAACCGTCTTCCGGTCCTGTTGGCAAGTAGCTGCTAGGCACACGCAAGCCACGTAGTAATTTATTGTTGAAGTACCTAAGGTCATCAATTTGTCCTAAGTTCTCACCGCCTGGTAATGTGTCAACTTTACTACCACGACCATCTGCTGTTTGCGCAAAGTAGTAATCTTCTAACATGCTCATTGGGTTATATGCGCTGTCTGCAATATTTTGCCCTTGTGCGTTTTTACCTGGTATGCGCTTTTGCTGCACTTCGTACTTAATTTGGTTAAGGTGCTGCTTAGCTTTGTTTGGGGGCATGTTACCTACATCAATAATGAATACACGGCGCTCTGGTGCTCTGTGTACACGATAGATAATAATGCTATCTTCTAGTAATTCTTTCTGTTTGAATATTTTAAATACTGGCTCTAGTATGCTTACACCAAATGGCCAGTTAAGATCCATACCTTCTGTTAAACTAATATGTATTACATTTTCTGCACTTACTGGTATGCCCTGATCTTGGCCGTCCATCGCACCATTTGTGTGCGTTCCGCCAGGTGAGGTTCCCACCGGACTCATTATGCCGTTGATGCCTTGTCCTGCACCAAAAGGTCTAGTGTGGATGGTTGATACGTCTGTTGCAACTTTCTCACTCAAGATAGGATCTAGATCTTTAATAAAATAAGTCTCAATCTTTTTGCCTTCGCTTTCGTTTACAATTACTTTTTCTACGTTAGCTGGATCTACCCAAAAGATTTCGTAAGTTTCAGGATCACGTATAAAAAATTGATCGCCATACTTAATAGTGTTGCGTACTATGCGAAACACTCTTTTATACATATCGTTTAACTTACACCATTGCTTTAGTGTTTTGTTAATGATTTTTGTTTCTGAGTCACTGGGATCTTCTTCATAGAACACATCAAATGGTAGTCCTGTTGATTCGTCTTCTTGTGTTCCAAATTCAGCAATAGTATCTAACGCTGTGTTAATTTCGCAGTCTGTATCCATGTTATCATACTGCATGTAACGCATAAGTCTATTAGGCGAGCCTGCATATACTTCTGGTAACCAGCTTTGCACTGCTGACCATTCAGCACCGAACCCACCGTCCGCTTTCTTACCTTGCACATTTAGCGGTAAACCGCTATTATCTACAGGTGTAAAATGCTTACGCCAACTCAACTTACTACCCTCACTGTTTTCCAAGAAAGTGTTCTTCCTAGATAAAAACCTAATTCTTTACTACAGTACATAAATTATCCAGATTATTTTTAGTTTCTATGTGTATTTATCGTAAACTCGATTATCGAAAACAACTTCTAGAATTTATCTAGACTGATCCACAAGTTCTCTTAGTTTTTTGGACGTATCTTTAGTATTTGCTGCTACTTCATTTAATAGTAATAGCATGTTTTCGTTAGTCCGGTCCGGAGGTGTGCTTCCTGGTGCATCTGGCTGTTCAGCAAGTACTGTTTGAGGTGCTGCGGTTTCTCTAGTAGCAGGAGTAGGTGTTCTTCTACCAGATGATGTAAGTTGCGGTACAATACCTGGTTTTGCTTCCTGGTCTACAAACTTGTTAGTTCCAGCTACAACTACTACAGAATCTGTTGCTTTATTGGGCGGCCTCTGCGATCTACTTGTTTTCTGCTACCGGGTTGAGTGTCTATCCACTGTCCGATTGTCTCTCCGGCCATGTTACCTAGGCTTGCTCCAGCGGCAGCACCGAATGCAGTACCGACTACCGGAACAACACTACCCAATGTGGCTCCTATGGCAACACCTATACCTGTCCCTATTAATGCGCCTACGTTTTCCGCATTGGCTCCTCCATCAGATCCAGTTACTACATCCATTACGTCTTTGAGTACTAACCCTGTAGCTAGTATTGCGCTTGCTCCTGTGGCTGCTGTTCCTGCTATTACTTTACTAGCGTTTAGCATTCCCGTTGTTACTTTAGTTGTTCCAGTGACTATATTTTTTGTTTCGCCAATAATAGCTGCTGACCCTTTAACTGCTAATGCAGTTTTGGCACCTGCTGCTGCAACTAGTGTTCCTGCTGTAGTAACCGCAGCGGTTGTAAGATTTAATGAATTGTCCGCTGCTTCTTTGAGCGTTTTCAACGACTCTTGATTTTTTACTAAACGTTTATCAATGTTGTTTATATTTTCTTGTATTGCTGCACGTTCTTCTGGGCTATATATTGATGATTGTAGTTTTCTAGCTTCAGCACGTCTTTCACTACCCAAGGTAGTATTTTTTTGTGTTAATTCGTTTATCTTTGAAGCTTGTGCAGGCTCGTTGTCAAAAAATCTCCCAAATACTCGATTAATTAATCTACCTAAGTTTCCTATTGCTTTACCAAACACACTAGCATCTGACATAAAAACAGCTAGTTTGTCTTTTGTCTCAGTGAACCAAGCAGATAAATCAAAATTACTAAAACCGTTTATTATTTTTTCGTTAACCCAGTTAGCTAAATTAGTAATTGCAGGCGATACTTGTGTTCTAATTATAGATGCAAAGTTACGTGTAGAATCTGACATGTCGCCTTTGTTGCCGAAAACATCTAGTATTGTTTTCTTAATACTTTCTACTGCTGACCTAAGTGAAGAGAAAATACCTGTTTGTTTTACTCCTGCGATAGTTACATCATCAAATGCTTGTACTAGCCCTGCCATCGGCTTTGCTAGTTCTGCTGACAACACAGTAACTACACTGCCCACTTGTCCTTTAAGTGTGTTAACTGCTTGATCAAAAACTGCAATTTGCCTGGCCATCTCTGGAAATTCATCCATTGATTTAGCTGCTCTACCACTAGCAGTGTTTAACTGTCCTAATGCTATTGCTAAGTTCTGACCCAGTGAACCAGGCAACGCACTTAATAATCTAGACATGCCAGCTAGCTGTGTCTGATCCATGCCTTTAGCCATTCGCATTAATTGATCTGGGAATTGAGCCATGATCTTTTCTGCTGTTCCTATATCACCTACATCAATGGCTTTATTAATATTCCTAATTGAATCAGCTATTGCTTGTGCTTCTCTTGTTCCTGTTGCCGTTAATGCTGCATAAAGTTCTTGACCGCCACCCGACATAAAGGCTACAGCGTCAAACATTTCGTTGCTCATTTGCGCAATTAGCTGATCATCAAGGCCTATGCTGCTTAAACGGCTTGTCATTGCTGTAACACTGTTTAGGAACTTGCTACCTACGTCAGCAGTAAATCTCTTAGAAATCCCTAGCAGTTTTAGCTGCACTTGTGCATTATCAGCAAGCGTATTAACACTAGACTGTCTTATTTCATCTATGCTTTTACCTAACACCGTTGTAGCTTCTAGCTGCATCTGATACAATTCACGACTTCGTTGCGCAGCCTTGTTACTGTTAATCCCGTCGAGTATACCCAATTGTTGTCTTAATTCCAAATCTTCAGCAACAATAGTGCTAGCTTCATCCATGGTCAAGCCAAACTTAGTACCGCTTGATGTTATTTTAGCAAAATCATCTTGTATCTGTAAGAATGTTTTCTTGCCTGCAACTGTAACTGCTCCACTGAAATCGGTTAGCAACGGCTCTATTCTATCTATGCTCATGCCCATTGCCTGCAAGCTGCTAGTCAAGCTGTTTAATGTCATGTCGGCGTCATCAAATCCTACACCTGCGTTAGCTAGTTTTTGATTATAATCACCCAGTCGACGGCTTGCGCCAAACAATGTGCCAGCTAGTGTTGCTATTGCGCCTACTGCAACACCAACTACTGTTCCTATGCCACCTAACCCTATACCAAATTTTGATGTGCTTTCGGCAGTTTTTTCTGATGATTCTTGTATGTCTCTTAGTAAGTCTAGTTGTTTGTTGCGATCATTGTCTGCTTCTTTGTCAGACTTTTTGTCAGACTTTGCATTTTTGCTTGTTTCTTTAATAAGTTCTTGATATAATGCCCGGCTTTTGTCGTTGCTTCCAACCAATGCTTCAGTGAGCTTTATTAGTTGTTGTTGTGTAGATTCCATTGCATACTCAGGCAACTTAACCTGATTAGTGCTATCATCTGGTACATCAACAAAGGTGTTATTCTTATCAGCCATATTATCTCAATTAAATACTGTTTTTACTACGATAAATACATTTACGCAGTAACTCGTTATATTTATCTGCTTCAAATAACAGGAGTTTTAACACACATGACAAACACACAAAATCCCTTACAGAACTTTTATAGGTCAGCAAAACTATACGTGTCACTTCCTAGTCAGGGTAAGTTTTACACTGATGATATAGTAAATCTTAGTGAGACTACTGAACTAGCCATACTTAGCATGACTGCTAAAGATGAAATGATTATGAAAAATCCTGATGCGTTGCTTAACGGTGAAGCTGTCGCACAAGTTATTAAAAGCTGTGTACCACAAGTAAAACAACCTCGATCGATGGTTAGTAACGATATAGACACACTGCTAATAGCTATACAAAGTGCTACTTACGGTGATAATATAGACGTAGAAACGCCATGCCCAAAATGCAACACTTCGGTAGAAGCTACAGCTAGCATTGAGGATAGTTTAAGTTCAATGGAGATATTAATTGAATCATATGAATTTGAAACAGACACAGGTCTTACAATCGAAGTTAAGCCTTTTTCATACGAATCAAGTGTCCAGGCTGGCATTGCTAACTTCCAAAGCACTCGTAGCTTACAAAGCCTAAGCGAAATCACAGATGAAATGGAACAACTACAAGCATTCAACCAAAATTTTATGCGTTTAGCAAGCATGAACTTTGACCTTATAGTAGACAGTGTAGCTAGCATCAAAGGCAAAGATCCTGAAGGCGAAGACTTTGTAGTAAGTGACAAAAATAGCATTAGAGAGTTTATGGAAAACTGCGAAAGCAGCGTAGGCAAAGCAGTAGAACAAAAGATTCAAGAAATTAACAATATAGGTGTAAACAAAACGTTACTGTTGGGTTGTCCTAATGAAGAATGTGGTCACCAATTTGAATACGAGGTTGGCTTTGACCCTGTAAATTTTTTCACAGCTTCCTAGGATCAGCAGACCCCGAAGAGATCCTAGAACTTCTTAACCGTTTGCGTAACGAAACTGCAACTCTAGAAAAATCACTCATAGAGATAGCAGTTTATAGCCAAGGAAGCATATCATGGCAAGATGCAATGCTAATGAGTTATAATGAAAGACAGACCACGATTAAGGTCCTAGAAGAATACAACAAGAAACGAAGTGGTAAAACAACTGAACAGCTATAATACTACTAGGCCTCTTAGGCCTTTCCTGCCTGCGTTCTTTCATTTCACTCGCTACACTCGTTACATTCTTTCTCTTGTCAGAAATATCTTTTCTTCTTACACATAGTAACATTATGTGATTGAATTATTAATAGGTATGATTCATACAGATAGTGATTCCATGTGAAGCCTTCTTACAGGCTCCACACAATAAAGATCTCGTTTTCATACGAGTAGCTTCATCCACTTAGAGGTAGGTATTTTTATACACACTGTCTTGGGCTCGTACCTTACCCAACCTACGTCGATTTTTAATGTTACTCCGCTTCAGTGCAACAATAGACAGTATAGTGTATGTATCTTCAACTTTTTAGACTAAGCAAACGTTTCTCACCATTGGGTGGACGTTTAAAGCATCCTTTCGGGTAGTGCTTAGAATTAGCTAACAGTGTAAGCGTAATCAGCGGTACATATATTTCAATATACTTGAGAGTAGTGTGTCTGGTCTACTAGCCAGGTGTACTGTTTGTGTTTATGCCATAATGAAGGTTTTTAATATTCGCCGGGCACGGCAAGGGTTCTGTTAAGGGTTCTGTGGGGTACTGCAATCCATGATGAATTTTATAGTAGTTTTTTAAGTGATTCTTTTAGAATGTTTGAGCTTCCCACTCGCACATTAATTATACCGTTGTAATAATCGTCAGTTTCAAGTACACGACGATCAAATTGTTCCTTTGCTTCGATATAACTTGCTACACCTCTGCTGGGGCAAAAATATAGTATTTCTCTTGTAAAGTTCTTTTCTCCTAGGGTAGAAACATCTTCGTTCAGATGATCGCTTGAACCCCAGTATGTACGCCAATCGCTTTCTACTTTTGATCTTCTTTTATTCTTCTTGCCTTTAAGCGGTGGCCTAGTCTTTTTAAACTTAGCTAACTTTTTGCCTACATACATGCGGCCGTTAGTATTATTAGTAATCAGGTACACAAAAGCCTCACAATCGTCCGGTAACTCTGTGACTGTTTTGCCTCGGTATGTCCATTCCATTAAATCTATTTAGCGTATACATTAACAATTATCTTTGTTTTCTGGCATAGATGCTATAGCTTCTACGCTGTGTATATATTGATTGTCTCTAATCATATCTTCATCAGCTTCGCCTACTAGATTACCTAGGCAAATGTGCCCTATAGCTAGTTTTTTATCGCCTATAGGATACGGCAATCTGTCTTCGATTGTAAGTAAGTAATCGTTAACGTGGGCTAGTACTTCTGTTGGATCTTCGAATTGAGGTGGACCGAACCAAGCAAGTAAATCATTCTTAAGCCAATATGTAGGTACGATAGAGTCTTCGTCTATGTCTGGATCACGCTCAGCACATACATCAAGAATATGCTTTCCTATGTGAGGATAATTCATGTACAGGTGGTTAGGCAAACGTGTAGGGGAAAACAATTCAAACTCTGAATCTTCTAAAAATATAGGGCCGGGGCCACCACTATTAGTGGCTAGCAAGAATCGTTTGTTGCCTAGCTTAGTTATGTCTTGGTAATGATTTAAGTGATAGTTAAGCATGTTTAACCAGTGCCTAACTTCACCCTTCGCACGTAATACAATGTCGGCAAAATTAGAAGGAATGTGATTCGGGCTAATATCTAATTGTGGGGCTAGCTCATTAATCTTTGCAAAACTTTCATCTAGTTTTGCTTCCACATCTTGAACTGATTCACCCCAGTTATAGAATTGTGTTCTGCTAACGTACTCGTACTGATTGGATATAAAACGAGTCCAAATCTTTTCCGCGACTGTGTGCCTTGCTAACTTATAAGTTAACGTGTAGTCCTTGTTTGTTCCTAAATGTATGTTAAGATACATATTCTGTGTCAGTATTGTATTCTGTGAAGCCACCAGTCTTGACTACTGTTAGGACATTGTTAACTCGTCCAACTAGTTCTTCTTTGTGGCTAATTAAGAATATATTTTTTCCTTGTTCACGATTCATTTTCTTCAAGACAGCAAGGCTGCTTTCAACGCCAAGCGTATCCATGCCAGAGTCAATAAGTTCATCGATGCACATTAAGTTCATGCCATGGTTGAGACTTTCGTATATGTCTCTAAATGCCCAAGACAAGCTCAGTATCAATCTGTTGCGCTCTCCTCTCGACAAATTGTCGAAACTTAGCTCTCTACCGAACTCAGCTATTTCGACACCTAAGTCATTGCTAAACTTAACATCGTGTGGTAGCCCTATCTTTTCTAAGTAATAAGCCAATCGATGATTTAAGTAAGCAATGTTTTGATCAATGATACGCTTTCTAATAAAGCTATCTTTGTTAGTGAGTAGTTTATATAAAAACTCCTGGTGTTCTTTCAGAAGTGTTAGATCGTTGATAGTATCAAAGTTTGTTTCTCTTAGGCCTGTTTTCTTCAAGCTCTCTATTTGCTCGATGTAAGGATTTTCTTCCTTAACCTTTTCTTCATATTGCGTAGCTAAACTTTCTAGGTTGTGTTTGTGCTCGTAGGCTTGCTCTATAGTTTCGTAGAATGTGTCAAACGGGCCAGCAGGAGGATCTTCAGTTTGATCAGACAATGCTAACGTTTGTTCAGTGATCTCATCAACATGATCTAATTCTGTTTGCATCTTATCTTTTAGACCTTGCATGTATTCTTCGTGTGTGTCTAAGTGCGCGGTACCTTGACCACAGCTAGGACAAGTACCAGCTTCAGCACTTTCCAGGTCTGCCTTAAAATCGTTATAACGAGTCTTAGCACGTTGCAAGCTAGCATTCAGCGATGCTAACTCTTTTTTGATGTTGGCCTTTAGTGCTGCCCAGTCGTGATAAGCTGGGTTCGACTTATGTTTTTCGATTTCGTCTTCTACGTCTAGCTCTGCGAGCACTTGTATTGCGCTTGCCATATCATTTACTTTATCGCTGTGGCTTTTGGTCCAAGCGGCACTGCGCGTTTCTATTTCTTTGATATTTTTTTCAATGCGTATGTTGCTTTCTTTGATAGCATCTATTGTAATTTCTTCTTCTTTGAGTCTTTCTTTAGTATCCTTGAGAAGCTCCTTGAGTATCTCAGCCTTAGCACTCAAATCAGTAATGCCAAGTAACTGCTCAATCATGTCTCGCTGATCGTTAGCTCGCATACCCAAGAACGGCTCAGTGTAAGTGTTTAACGCAATAAGGTGTTTGAACATGTTGTGTGGAAACCCTAGAATTTTTTCTATATCCTTTTGAGTTTCTCGGCTATCACCTTGCGCATCGTCATCGCTAGATTCAACCCCGTCTACTAGTAACCTTAGCACCTGAGGCTTGCGGCCACGCTCAATGCGATATTCCTTGCCGCCAATCTCGAACTCAACGGTAACCATCATTTGCTTGGCGTTAGTTTTATTGATCAAGTGATCACGCTTAATATTAGTTAACGCCTCACCGTATAAACCATAGCTTAGAGCGTTAATAATAGTTGTCTTACCTGTACCATTTCGAGATCCGTCACCGCCTAAATCTAAGTTGTGACCTAGTACTAGTGTTAATTGCCCATTGTCAAAATTTACTGCTTGTGTCTGAGCACCTATGCTCATGAAATTTTTGGCTGAAACGTTTTTTATGCGAAGCATTCATTTTCTTCCTTATTAAACTGTTAACTTATTGTAGATGTCAATCAGCGTATTTTTGTTAATCATTTCAGATTCGATTGTATCTAGTTGGGAAACAACAATATGATCTACACTTTCGAAGGATATTTCACTACCTTCGAATTCTTCTTGATCTTCCTTGATCGGCATCAAGTGCAGTTCTCGTACTTGGTATTGCTCTGCGAAACTTTCCTTGATAAAGTTAGCTTCCTCGTACGAAATGTTTATGTCTAATTTAATTCGAGCATGTGTATACTTATCAAGCACGTCTTGGTGTTTGTCTAAAAGCTCGCTAAGAAGCATAGTCCTGTACTTTGGACATTCACTCCAATTTACGTAGATAGGTTCTTCGCCCCATGTTAAAAACATAGCACCACGTTCATCGTCCCATACGTCTGCATAGTTGTGTGGGAAAGCATTGCCTAAGTAATGCACATTATTTTTGTATTGTCTTTTGTGGAAATGACCGCTAAAGATATACTCTGGGTTTGTTAAGTCGGTTGCTTTTATGCCACCGTGGTCAGGCATCTCTACCATTGCGTTCATTTTAAAATGAGGAAACTCAAAGTGACCAAACATATACTTACATTTAATCTTGGGTAGTTTCTTCCATTCGTCACCGTTTAGCCAGGGAATAATAGCAACATCATCCTTGACGATTATTTCATCGACCATAGTAAAGTTAGAAAGGTCTCTGGCATATTCTACACTGTTCAAGTCTCGCTTATCTTTAAAGTATAAGTCGTGATTACCAGTTATAAAAAATACTTGCTCGAAGTTGTCATTGAGCTTTTTAAGATCCTTAATGCTAGCATTCATGGTCTGAATATTTACGCTAGCTCTGTGGTGGCTCCAGTCGCCACAAAAGATGCAAGTCTCTGCACCTCTCGCCTTGGCCTCCGCAATGAACCAGTCTACAAATCTATGACAGTCTTCCAAATGCAATTTGCTGTTTTGTTTAAGACCGTAATGGATGTCAGTGAAAACTGCTGCTGTTTTAAATAGTTGACTCATAAGTTATCTCACTTTTCAGCTGTAGAGGTAGCATCATCGTTTGCTAAGTCTAGTCGCTGCTTCTTAACAGCTTCTTCGTGTGCAGTTTGCCTGCTCCAACTAGGTAAGTGTCCCTGATCAACTAAAATATCATCTCTGATATTCTGATTGCGTTTTTCTAAGTTTAGTACTTGTGTAAAGCTATTATTAACTGCTGCTGTGTAATAAGCAAAAGGGTTGTCTGACTTTGCTTCGTTGAACTTGAGTGCAACTAAACTAAGTTGCAACAATGCTTGACCACGCATTTCATCTACATAAGTATAACCACGCCAGTTAGAACGATGACTATAACGTTCAACTAGCTTCATAAACATTTGTCCTAGCTTATTGGTTAAGCGACCATGCTCACAATCAAAGCTACCAGTTTTAAGTGTGCCAGCCCAATGTGATCGCGCTACCTCAGTAAGTGTGTCTTTTTTGTATGCATAATGTTTAAATGGAGGGAAGTTTACCTTTGCCCTAGAATCTGCTTCAGTTTTAGGTGTTTTCTTACGTCCAGGTTCTAATGGGATATGATCGTAGGTCATAACGCGGAATACCACTTCTTCGTCGGAAATAGTGTTGATGTCAACAGCAAACTCTTTTTGCTTAGGCTTGTTGCGATAGTCGTTTTTATCATGTGTGCTCATAGCTTTAGCATAGCACTCTGCTTGTATTCGCGCAGCTTGGTTTTCTTTAGCTTGTTTTAGTGTTTTTTTGTTTATCTCAGAGATATCATCTAAGATAATATCAAACTGGTTGTATTGATCTTTCTCAACAAAACAAAAAGTCATCTTACTTTTGTGTATTTCTTTAAGAATGTCTTTGTTGTTTAGATAGTTTACTTTCTTAGGTGCAGACATGAAGTCTCCTTTTATTGTAGTTATACGACTATTATACATTAATTTATCAGGTTGTCAACCGTTGTGTGCCAGGATCTGAAAAACCCGTTTTAATATTATAGATAAATATCTAACAGTAAAGGAGAGACAATGTCAGGATTAGATCAGTTTCGAGATAGTAGAATAGCTAAGTCTATCGATAGTATAATTAATAACAAGATAGGCGAAGAAATTCGTAATATTGACAACCCTACTGTGCGTAGAGGTGTAGAGACTCTATTAGATAACTTTTTTCCTGGTGTTGGTGGTGGAACAAATGATTTTTCAGACAATGCATTTGCTGGTCTAATCAGAGAAAAGCAAACACAATCCCTGGTAGAACAACAAGAAATCATTAACCAAGCACTAGCAGTTGAAACAGACGAGGCACTTAGTAAGTCGTATGATTGGCGCGCAAGATTACGTCCAAAAGACGGAGGAGCCGATCAGTTCTATAGTGCAGCGGTAGAAGGCGGCGCAACAGATTACCTGATGCGTCCTATTAAAGAATCCAATGGATTAATATGGAAGCACACTCCTACTGTATTTTTAAACGGTAGCGTAGAGTACAATAGTCCAAATATGCAAGGGTCAAATTATCCCATAAACACATTCCAGAGCAGCATAGCACCACAAATATCAATTACCGGCTATTTTTCAGCTAATGATATATACGAGGCACGATATCTATTAGCAGTACTGACGTTCTTAAAAATATCAACTAAAGCATACTTCGGAGACCAGGCAGTAGCTGACGGCAACTACGGAACACCGCCACCCGTACTGTTATTTGAATACCTAGGTGATCACGGTTTTAATAAAGTACCAGTGACCATCGACAATTATAACTTGCAGCTAGCAAATGATGTTGATTATGTTCCGGTTCGTGTTCAAGACACTGTAACGTATGTTCCTACTAGGGTAGACATTGTAGTTAACTTATTACCATCATATACTCCTCACAAGTTGCGCAGAGTGTTTAACCTCGATAGATTAGCAAATGGTGTTAGTTATAAGGATGGGTTTATTTAATGGCTACTTCATATAGAAAAGAAAGCTTCTTGCGTAATGCGCAAAGGCTCGATGCTTTGTTTCTAGACGTTAACACAGTACCTAGCATTCCAGTTAATAATGATGATGTGCTTTATGCTATAGAAGCAAAGTACCAAGAACGCCCTGACATACTAGCAGATAAAATTTACGGAAGCACACGCTACTGGTGGGTTTTTGCAGCAAGAAACCCCGATCAATTAAAAGACCCCATTAGGGATTTCCAAAGTGGTGTAGAAATTTATCTACCAGTAGAATCATCAGTGCTTCGTAACGGAAGCTAGCATGATAGAAATCACAGAAAATGACCCGTATGTAGGCGAGGTATACACTAATATACTCGATCAATACGACAGTCCCACTTACAATTTAAAATTATTCATGGTCCGTCGTTCTATTTCGGACACTCTAAGTCAAGAAAACATTTTTAATACGCAAGACTTGCGTGACGCTGGCGGTCAAACAGTAAGACCGGAGGATATTGTAGTACTAGCACAAACAGGAGTAACAGCGTCCACTACTATCGATGATTTAGAAATTCAATCTCAAATAAGTCCTGACATTCCTCGCACAACACAAGTATCTTTTTCTATAGCGCAAGCAGGTGCAGCAACGTTTCTTGATCAGGTATTGTTTGCTAAAAAGTTTTTAGGTTATGACGGCATAAACACTACTGTGTATCTAGAAATAAACTTCCAGGGGTATCAGCAAGATACCCAAATTGATGGTGGAGATGCAGTTGAAGGTGGTGCTATTACTAAAATAACAAAGCCGACACGATATAAACTTGTACTTACTTCTTTAGCACTCTCTGTAAACGCAGCAGGAAGCCAGTACGAATGTATGTGCATACCAGCAAATGATTTAGGTTACCGACATGCAGTGTATGAAACACAGCAAGTTATGCACACAGTAGGAACAACAGTTAGAGAGCATTTAGCAGACTACGAAACAAAAGTTAACAATTGGCATCAGGACAAAACAGGTAATGATGTACCTGACAGGATTATAATTAATACAGATTTGTTAGTAGGAACAGATAATGCAGGTCAAGATAGTAAAATAGTAATAACTGATGATAGGCTAGACCTTAGTCAGATCGAAGAAGTTAATCGCATGATGAATGAAGATTGGGACGCGAGAAGCTTCGAAGAACTTTTTAGTAAGCGTCAACAAAACCCGGAAACATCTGGAACGGCGCCAGAAGCAATAACTGACAACAAAGCATTAAATGTAGCACCCGGTACAAATTTAGAACAATACCTAGGTAACTTATTAAGCATGGTAGCTGAAATGTATTCATTGGTTTCACGCAGAGCAGAACCTGAAGATCCAAATTCACCCGTTGATAAAGGACAAGGCTTTATTACTTGGTTTAAAGTTAAGACAACAGCGAAAGAAATTGGCTTTGATAAAAAACGAGGAACTATTGCATACGAATACACTTATACTCCTGTGCTGTACAAAACTGCAAGAAACGACATAGCATTGGGTGTAAATGAAAACAATGATCTCACAGAAGATGATAGACGATCAAGGTTACTCGAGTGGAAAGCAAACAATAGTTTAATAAAAAGTTACAACTATCTATTTACGGGTCTAAATGATCAGGTCATTGACTTAGACATTTCGTACGACACCGGGATTGCATTATTGATTCCTCCTAATGACGGCATAGTGGGTGATTATACAATGTCACAAGGTATTGCAGCAACTTCTACAATACCCGAAAACACAGATGCTACTAAGCCAGGGGTCGACACAGAATCAATAAATGCAGGTTCATCTGAAGCACAAGCTATTGCTAACTTAGACAATCTTAGCTTATCCGATCGCCTTTCTGTAGCAACATCGTTGGGTGCATTGTTAGATCGAGATCCAGTATTCATAGCAAACCGATTAGAATCAACAGATGAGATTAGGCGATTAGTTACATCGTTGGATCAAGGAACAATTGACACCATAGCACAAGCCAGAACCAATCTTGCTGCTATTACTGCGCCCACTGACGTTATTTCTACTCAGACAAATCCGGATGGAAGCGATTATACCCCGGAGTTTAGCGGATATCAATATGCTGCTGATTTCATACCTCCGTCAAGTGGCAGAGTGATTAGCGCAGAATCATTGGTTGAATTAGGATACATTACTTTAGATGATGTAAGTGAAATTAATCTTGACCAGCAAGGCGAAACTGCTGTTGACGTTGCAGCAAATACAACAGATGCTGCGTACAAACTGTCAACCCCACGTAATAAACTGTGGGGCGTATTAACAAGACAACATGCTGCAGATAACCAATTCTTAATACATATATCGTTAACATTGCGCGGCGATCCTTGGTACTTGGGCTCAGAAAGTATTACTCCTGGTTCTTTTGCAAGTAATTCGGAACGGGCTAACTTTAAGCGTGACGATAACTTATTCTGGTTGCGTCTTGCTGCACCAATAACGTACGACCCAGACTGGCGAGACGAAGATAGTGCATTAAATTCAGGGTATTGGAAGTATGACGGCACTAGTTATACGTTTAGCGGAATTTACAGAATGATAACGGTTATAAACAAATTTTCCGGTGGCGTATACACTTGCGAACTGACAGCTAATAGAGTATCAACATTAACAGAACCAGTACAAATTAACGATCAGGTAATACCAGAAGCAGAACGTAATACGGTTTCTAGTCAACTTCCCTTGACCTCAGATCTCGAAAGACCGACACTAGGTGATCTTTCAAATCAAATTGCATCCGGAGACATACTTAATGAAGTCCTGGGCACACCACTTGATATTTTTAACGCGCCAGGTAACAACCCATGAGAGAAAAGAATAATAATAAAAAAACACCAACGTCTAATACCATTGACCTAAAACCATTAAATGGAATATTCAAAGGGGTAGTTAAAGACTCTTACGATGATAGTAGAACAGGGCGACTAAAAGTTTTTATTCCCATACTAGGCAAAGTGGATGATCCGCAAGCATACAGAGAATGTTATTGGACTAGCCCATTTGCAGGTAGCACTGATCCAACACAAATTGATGACAATGTAGAACAATACGAAAGCACACAAAAAAGTTACGGCATGTGGATGGTACCGCCTGATATTAACAACCAGGTATTAGTAGCATTTGGTGATAGCATAGGCAAGTATGGATACGTTGTTGCTTGTTTGTTCCCCGACAAACTAAATCACATGGTGCCAGGAATGCCAGCAGGTTCAAACTATAGTGATCCTAGTTTAGCAATGCCTGTTGCTGAAAAGAACGCATATGATGCACAAAAAACTAATAATGATGCAAGACGTCCGGTGCATGTAGACTTAGCTGAAGCTATAGTCAAGCAAGGATTAATAAACGATCCTATACGCGGGGCAGGTTCAAGCGGTGCTCGACGAGAATCACCTAGTCAAGTATTCGGAATCTTAACACCTGGTCCACGAGGCAACGATTTAAATAAAAGTCCTGGCGATAATTTTAGTCATAGAACTGGTGGACACCAGTTTGTTATGGATGACAACTATGATAGTAGAATGATACGTTTGCGTACAGCGCAAGGCAATCAACTACTGTTAGATGATACTACTGGTGTCATCTATATGATTAATAAAAAAGGAACAGCTTGGTTTGAGCTAGGCACCAACGGCGATGTTACTATCTTTAGTGAAGGCAGCATTAACTTAAGAGCAAAGAATAACTTTAACTTACGCGCCGATAAAAATGTAAACATAGAAGCAGGTCAAAATGTAAACATAAAAGCAGCGGGTGATAATATTGCAGGAAGAAACGTAGGAATTCCAGGCATAGGGGCACTTGGGCAGCAACCACTAGGTACCGGAGGCAACATTAGATTTGAAGCAGTAGGAGATACTACAATATTTTCAAATTTAAATACACAAATTACCTCTTCGGGAGGCGACATTGATTTGAATGCTGGCGGAAGGGCAGCTATTACAGCAAGCAGTCCGCAAGGCCTAGAATTTAATGCATCAACGGGCAGTATCAAATTGCAAAGCACCACTTCCACTAGTATGCTAGCAGGCGCAGGGGTTAGTATAACGGCAGCTTCACCTACTGTAGTACAATCACCACAAATTTTATTAAACAGTGGTGGAGCAGCAGCTGGTACAGCTACACCAGCAGTAACAGCACCACAAATAGGAACTAACAATATTAATGATGCTGCAATCGACCCAGCTTCATACGATCGAGAAAGTGCGTTGTCAGGAAGTACCGGCGCAACGTCTAATGGTATCAGAACGGGTACTGTCCCACGGATAGAAACAATAGTATCAGTTATGCCCACCGCTGAACCATATGCAGGACACGGCCAATTTGATCCTGTATCAGATTTTGGTAAGGTACCATTCGTAGATCAGAACTTAATTGATTCATTACCGCCTGGAGCAAACAACTTTAGCGGAGTCCCCAATGATGTTGTTACACCACAAGGATTCCAAGCAGGCCTAGGGTACACTGATGCCACTGGTAATATATTAGATGCGGGTAATGCTGCTGGACAACTAGGCGCGTACCTAGATGAGATCTTGGATGTGACTCCAGTTTACAGTCCTGTGAATGGGGAACTAAGTCAATTTAAGGCAGCAACAAATCAAGAACTCCTTTCCATCGGCAACTTAAACGGGTATGTGTCTGGGTTAAGATCAGCTATCCCTGTTGTTCGCTACCCAACAACAAACGCAAATAGTCAAAAAATTATAGGTCTAGGGAAAGAACTATCAGAACAAAGTTTACAATTACAACAGTTTGCTATCACAGCGCAAGGACAAATTACTGATCTTAATAGTGCAGCAGTAGGCAACATGCGCCAAGAAATATCAACAGCATTATCGAGTGCAACAGGAGAAGATCAGGTAGCAGCTTTGCTAGCTAGTAAAGATATTAGTATAATAAAAGATGGTCCAGGAACTATATTCCAGGACAAAGCAGGAAATATGCTAGTCGACTTTTCAACTGGAATAGGACCAATCGGTTCTACGCTGGGCGTGGTTGCTGACACTAATCAAGCATTCAACGAAGTATCGGGTTTAATATCGGCACCGTTATCTGAAAACCAGACCATTGCGGTAGCTAGTTTTGCTAAAAACATAGGTACAGATGCTTTTGCAGGAAGCAATGTACTTGATGCAATTAATCAATCTAAATATTCAGAAGTGCCTAGGTTGATGTCGGGTTGGTCGATAGCAAGTACATCACCAGGCAGTGAACCAGTATTCCAGCAAAGTTTAGCAGACCGAGCTGCTTGGGAAGGTAGTATTTTCCAGACCCCGGACAGCGTAGACATAAATGTATCAAGCGGCGCAAGTAGTGGAGAATTGTCGTTCAGGCAGCTTAGTCAATTGCTTGATGATAGACGCCAGGAATTATACTCATAAAAAAGCAGTATAAATTTATACTGCTTTAGTATCGAAACATCAGCTACAACTATTGTGAAACTAAACGATCCATTTCGTTTAATTCTGCAGGAATATGCTGCGGGTTGTAACGGAAGTTACCAACTAGATTAATCGTGTTAAACACGGTATACTTATGAGTGTAAGTGTCATAAATTCCCATAGTAACATAACGTCTAGCAGGTTGCTTACCTGGCTTTTGATGCTTAGGCTGGGTCTGCTCGTTGACGTCCCAAATTTTCTGGAAACGACCACCGGCATAATCGCTATACGCGCACAAAGGATCGAGTTCCTCGTTGCGGCGTTGAGCTTTTTCCCAAATCTGATCAAAACGCTTTGCAATTTTACGCATTAGATGCTCCTATTGCAAGGGTGAATGTAAGGACGGTGTGCGTCCCATGTCATACAGCTAAAATGCTATACTTGTATTAATTATAGCATCTAATTAGGTATTGTCAACCATTTAAAATGGTATATTAAAACTTATGTTAATATTTTTGGATAAATAACAACATGCCAAACTTTAGAGGATTTACAACTATTGGGCGAAATCGTGCGCCATACACTATCAATGATAGCGAGCTTATCAAGCGCGATCTACTCAATGAGTTTTATACTAAATTAGGCGAACGAGTTATGCGTCCTAACTTCGGTAGTATAATATGGGATTTACTTATGGATCCTAGTACAGCCGAGCTTGACCAACTAATTAAAGATGATGTTGCTAAAATCATCGATAGAGACCCGAGAGTTAGAGAGTTAAAAACTGTCGTGGTTGTGCTAGACCAAACTATAAGAGTCGAGATAGACTTATTATTTGTGTACCTAGAAAGTACTGACAAACTGTACTTAGAGTACCAAAGAAAAATTACCGAAGGTATTGATTAATGTCAGTAAACAGACAAAATAATTTATTCGCAGCCGAAGACTGGAAAGTAGCGTACAAAGCGTTCAGTCAAATTGATTTCCAAGCATACGATTTTGACACTATGCGCGGCGCGATGGTTGACTATGTACGCACTAACTTCCCTGAAAACTTTAACGACTATATTGAAAGCTCGGAGTTTATTGCTATCATTGAATTGCTAGCATACTTGTCACAAAGTCTTGCTTTCCGCATGGATATTAATAGCCGTGAGAACTTTTTAGAAACAGCGGAACGCCGTGACAGTGTTTATAAACTAGCAAGAATGCTAGGCTACAACCCAAAGAGAAATGTTGCAGCTAGCGGATTATTAAAAATAACTGCAATTAGAACCACTGAGCCGATTATTGATAGTTTGGGTTCATCGTTACAGAACAGAACAATATATTGGGATGATTCAAACAATAATCAAAGTTACGAGCAGTTTATTACAATATTAAACAGTGCTATGAGTAGAACTAACCGTTTTACTGCACCGTTCCAAGAAGGAACAGTTGGCGGCATACCTACTGAAATTTATCAGCTTAACACGCCGTTACAGTCGCCTATAGCATACAACTTTAATATCTCAGTAAATGGCGTAGCAAGACCTTTTAATATTGTTAATCCAGATTTTATTGATGACGGGTACTTTTTAGAAAGACACCCAGATCCTACTAACTTGTTTCACTTAATATATCGTAACGATAGTCAAGGACTAGCAAGTAAAGACACAGGATTCTTTACAATGTTCCGTCAAGGGCAATTGCAGTTCCGAGACTTTAATTATACTACTCCGGTTGAGTCACGTCAACAAGACGTGGCAGTAGAAAACATAAACGAAAGTGATGTTTACTTGCAAGAAATTAATACTAACGGCATTGTTATTAACAAGTGGTCTAAGATAGAAAACACTGTAGGGCAAACATTAAATTACAACAGCAAGACACTTAACAATAGAAACTTATACGGAATTGAGAATAGGGGCGTTGACGGAGTACGGTTAGTATTTCCAGACGGTAACTTTGGTAATGTTCCTGTAGGTGTATATAGAATGTGGTATCGTGTTAGTGATCCAGCACGTTATACTATCCAGCCAACTGATGCTAGAGACATTTCTATTACTATGCCGTATGAAGGGCAAGACGGTAGAACTTACAATTTAGCATACACATTGAGCTTGCAGTCTAGTGTGTCAAACAGTTTACCACCCGAATCATTAGAAGCTATTAAGCAACGCGCACCGCAAGTCTACTACACTCAAAATAGAATGGTAAGCGCCCAAGATTACAATGTCTTTCCAGAAAGCCAAAGCAGTAATATTACTAAAGTAAAAGCAACTAATAAGACACATGCAGGACATAGTCGTTACATTGATATTAATGACCCCACAGGTACTTATAATAACGTAGATACATTTGCAGACGATGCTTATGTATATGTGGATAACAAAACAACCACAGAACAAATTTTAGTTAACAGTAATACTACTCCGCTAGAAGTAGCAGCCAGTGTGCTTACTACAAAGTTCAAAGAATTATCTATTAATAACTTTGTGTATTACACCATGAGAAATGTATGGTCTAATCCTACAACGAACGGAACTGCAAGTGCGTTTACATTTAACTCAGTTGATGCTATTACGTGGAATCCTCAACCTGCAAGAAGCACAGGTAAAACAGGATTCTTTACTGAATCTGTTACAACTCCGCAACCATCAGTGTTAGTTAACAATCCAGATTCAGCAACAGTAGCAAGCGCACCTCGTTCAAGAAAATTTAGAATGCTTAAAGAAAACGTATTTCTTAAAATGGTTGATCCAGAGAATGATGCTATTTTTAAATGGGCTCGTGTGACAGGTGTTAGTAATAACGGTCTATTGGCATCGAGTGTTGATACAGGCACAGGCCCTTGGGGATTAAGCGAAGAAATACCAGCAGGCTGGATATTGCGTGAAGTTATAGTTAGTATGCGCAAACTGTTTAACCAAGCAGAGCTTTCAAAGGTAGAAACAACAATCAGAGAAAGAAAAACATTCGGTCTAGGATATAGCTTAATAGATGATGAATGGTATATTATACCACAAGCAGAGCTAGACGCTGACGTTAGTAATTCTTATTCAATAAACTCAATTACTAATCCAGGTCCTAGTAGCTGGTTAGTATTAATGGAATTAGTGCCAGGGCAAATTACACTAGACGAGTATAGCTATAACATTACATTGCGCGGACAACAGTATGTTGTGCAAAGTAAGAATGATTTACGTTTTTATGATGTTAGAAATGTTAAGGTTGTTGATAACAACAACAAAAGCTCACAAGATTTACTTACATTTAATACAGTAAATACTAAGCCTGGGCAAGTTGAAACGTTTGATTGGGACGGTGATAAGTGGGTAAGTTCAGAACTAGGTACAAGCTATACACCAACTGGTGTTAGGGTTAATTTACCGTTAGTTACTAGAGACACTACCTGGAAGGATGTTAGTGTTGACTGGGTGAGTAACTTTGGTATTTTAACACCAATCGGTGCTGATTTAGTCGATCACGTAGTTAACAACAGATATGTCACTGATGCAACAGTTACACTTAATACATATTTTAACGTTCCTGGCGAAAGCATTAATTCTACAGCAAATGTAGTCATAGCAAATGCAACCGGTGTTATATCAAGTATTCCGTTTAAGATATCAATACCATTCAATGATGCAACATTCGGTACACGTATTGTTGATGAAACAGAAGCAACTCCTTATATTGCATATAGGCAGGTACCTACAAATGGTGTGCCAGGCGAAGAAGAAATATTTAAAGCGTTAGTAGACAGTACTACTTACTCTTACGGGCTAGATGGAACATCGCTTGACACAAGTACACTAGGACGATTAAAGTTTGTTAGCTGGGATTCAGTAGCTAAAACTGGTGTGCTAGAATACACGAAGCTAGAAGTTAATGACTATCATTATTCGAAAGACTTGTCAGGCTCATTTAGCTCAGATAAATTAGCAATTACGTATTTTAATAACAAAGATAAACTAGACCAAGACATTGTGTGGGAAGTTGTTGACGTATTTAAAGAACCTGACGGGTACGTTGATCCGCGTAAGGTAGTAGTTTCTCCTCTAGACTCTGACAGTGATTTAGTTCCAGATAGACCGAGACAATTTGTGGAATACGCTGGATTAAGAGACAGGATACTTTTTGAGAACTTTAGTGACTTTGACGGGTACATTTATGATAGACCAATCGAAGGTGTTGTTGTAGACTACCGTTCAGAATTAACAATACGATACCAAGCAGGCGCAGAGCAAATCTCCCCTGGGTCATACGACGACTTTACTCCTCTAGAAGACATTGACTGGATACTAGTCGACGATACTAGTGTACTTGATATATTAGAAGACGTGATCGCAGCTAGCGGTATAGTAGTGTATGCCGAAAACGAAGATAAAGTTTATCAATTTACACCGTTAAGCACAAGTGTAACAAGTATTGTGCTTCTAGAGAATCAGGATTACTTTGTAAGAATGGGCCGCGGCAAAACACAAAACACGAATGCAGCCGTACAGCAGGATGGCGTAGTGCGCTGGAGACACATTGCTCCGAGTGATGTGCGTATTGATCCAAGTGTAAGCAACGTAGTAGAGATGCTGTTACTAACAGAAAGCTATTACAATCAAGTGTTAATTTGGCAGTCTAGACCAACAACAGAGTTTCCGCTAGCGCCCACCAGCAATGAATTAAGTGCAGAGTTTGCAGGACTAAATACATACAAGAGTGCAAGTGATACACTAGCATTTCGAAGTGCGGAGTTTAAACTATTGTTCGGAGAACAAGCTGATAACGAATACCAAGCACGTTTCCGTGTAGTGAAGTTGTCAGACAACCTTAGCGATAACGAATTAAAGACAAGGATTATATCAACTATTAATGATTACTTTGATGTAGCTAACTGGGAGTTTGGTGAAACATTTTATTTTACTGAGCTTGCTACTTATATACATCAACGTCTAGGTAGTGCATTAGGTAGTATAGTTATATTACCGAAAAACTTGTCAGGCACGTTCGGTGAAATGTTTCAAGTTAAATCAAATCCGAACGAACTGTTTATAAGCACAGCAACAGTAAGCGATATTGAGATAGTTAGCAGATTAGACAACCAAACTTTACGAGTTGATAGATAAAGGACACAAATGTCAGATAAAAAGATTTACAAAAAGTTACCCGCGGTACTTCAAACTACTGCGATTAAAAACTTCTTCGAGAATACTGTCGAGCAATTATTTAGTAAGGCTAATGTAGAGAATATTCAAGGTTACATCGGCAGCCCAACTAGTGATGACATTAATCTTTCAAGTAAGTATCTTAAAGAGCCTACCGTAACTAAGAGGTTTTATGGCCTATCTCCAACAGTTAACACTATTAACTCTACAACAGGAAGTAGCCAGAACTTTTATTTTTATGATGAACTAATAGACACATTACAGACTTATGGTGTAGACACTAGAGAGCAAAACAAAATCTTTAGTGAAAGCTATAGCGCATTTTTACCTCCAATAAATCCTGACAAGCTAATTAACTACGCTGAATACTATTGGGTTCCTGAAGGACCAAGTACTATCGGTGTTGAAGGAACAATTGGAAGTCCTATTGACATAGACCAGGATATTATCGGCAAAGATAACTTTACACCGCCAGGCGGTATTCCATTCCGCAACGGAATGATTGTTTCGTTCTCTGGTGATTATGTTATACCTGCTGCTAAACATAATGTTGAATACGTAGTATCTGGCGTAGGCGACAGTATTACATTGTTGCTTAAAGCAGCCGGGTTCGGCACAGTATATAGCAACGATGTTGACGTTGATGGTAATCCAACGCAGAACACACTAGACTATGTAGTGCAAGAGCGTGGCGCAGTTAATAATAATACATGGAGTCGTGTAAACTTTTGGTATCATAAGGATAACTTTATTGAAGCTGGCGATAAAATGCCAAGCAGAGAGTTTAGGGCTGATCGTCCAATTATTGAGTTTGATCGCGATCTAGAACTGTTTAATTACGGCCTATCTAATTTAGGGTCAATTGACCTTGCAAGTACGCAATATGTAGTAAGTGACATCCAAGGTGCAAATGCCTCTATTCTAGTAGACGGCGAACCAATTATTGATAAAACAATTGCGTTCCTAGCAGAAGATACAGACGCAGCAAAATATCTTTACACCGCTGCGGAAGTCAACGGCAACGTTTCAATTACTCGTGTTCCTGATCCTGTGCTTAACCCGGTTGATGCAGTTGATGGTGAGTTATCGTTTGTTCCGCTAGAAGTAACAGTAGGCGATGTAATACAAATTGAATTTGGCGTAGATAATTCAGGTAGAGAGTTTTTGTGGTCAGGCGCAGAATGGAGTTCACCTCAAGAAAAGTTAGAAGTAAACCAAGCACCGTTATTTCACTTATACGATACAAATGGTATACCTTTAACTGATGAAGGTGTATACCCGAATAGTACTTTTGCAGGCAGCAAGATTTTTGGCTACGCAACTGAGGTGCCGCCAGGTTCAACTGACATCGCGCAAGGTTTAGTAGACGATGTAGCATTAGGTTTTCCTGTAGTTTATAGACAGTTTAAAGCAAGCAGTGAAATAGTATTTGAAAACTACCAGTATTCAGAGACATATGAATATCAGGCATTTGGTGCAGCAGAAACAACACCTATTATAGGCTACTACTATTACAAGTTAAGTAAGGCAGTACCAGAGTACCATAGCTATTGGAAAATAGTTGATACTCCGTCAGTGCAGCGCATTTATACAACATACGATATTACTCAACTCGATGTTGACAGAAACCGCCGAGACTTCTTTATTGGCTGCATACCGCAACAAGACGTTACTAAGAATTCGGGGTTTGATATTCGAGTTAGAGTTAATGGTGTGGAGACGCTAGAATTTACTTATGGAACTACACTAGCGACATATATTAATTTTAACGACACAGTGCTGAACGCAGGCGATTTTGTAGAGATTGATACATATAGCCCAGACGGATTAATATCAATAGGAACTATTAGTAAGTTTGAACTTCCGATCGGTTGGGATCACAATCCAGAGAACGCAGAAATTGCATATACTAGTGAACCAGAATTTTTAACGCATTTTAGCACATACATGGAACAGCAAGTCGGCTTCGAGGGTGACAGTCTAAGTGCTAACAACTTTAGCAACACAGTAAAAGATCCTCAGTTTGCTACTGATATTATACAAACAAATCAAGACGTTATACTTGGTACGTTTCTATTAGATGATCAAGCACACAACCTAATAGACGCAATACGCTTCAATGCACAAGAGTATACTAAGTACAAAAACCGTGTTCGCGCAGAAATTGATAGACACTATTCTACTAACTTCATAGAAGGGCAGACTCTTGAAACTGTTTTAGAAATTGTTCTTAAAAATGTAATAAGCTACAAAGTAGGTAAAAATGTATTTAACAGAACCTACACAATTCCTTTTGGTGACAACTTTATACAAGAAGACTTTGCGGTAGCAATTGGCCAAGATACATTTGTACTAGCGAATTACTTAGATCTTAATAAGATTGAAAATAGTATGCTAGTATACAAAAATAACACTGAGTTATTGTGTGCTGGCAATGGCTACTTAATTACAAACTTTAACCCAATTACTATTCAAGTACAGCCAAGTGTAGGCATACAGCAAAGTGATGTGATTACGGTTAAGCTATATGACCAAGAACGTGATAGCGCACAGTGCCCGCCTACACCAAGTACACTTGGCTTGTATCCTCTAACACAACCAATGATTGTTGTTGATGAATCTTACCAGACACCCTTGGAAGTTATAGTAGGACACGATGGCTCGCGCACTCCTACGCTAGGAGACTTTCGTGATGAAGTATACCTGGAATTTGAAAAGAGAATATTCGCCGGAGCTAAAAAAGAATTTAGAGATGCTAACAGTTTACCAGAATACAATATCAACAACATTAAACCAGGCGCATTCAGAGATACTGGATATGGGTCTAGTGAAATTAATGACTTGTTGCGCCATGCATTTGCATTGTGGACAACAGCAAACAGTGTAGATCCTGTAATCAATGAGTTTTACGATATTGATAATGATTGGACCTGGAACTATAATCCAAGCCCTGAGCTTCCTGGACATTGGAAAGGAGTTTATCTATATTACTACGACACTATACGCCCTCATACTAATCCATGGGAAATGCTTGGTTTTACTGAGAAGCCGGCCTGGTGGGATACTGAATACGCATTGTTTACGAGTGATATTATCGGTAGACAAACTGCGTTTATTACTTACACGCCTGAAAATGAAAAAATGTGGATGGACATAGAAAAAGGAATCATCCGCCAGGGTCCTAGAGAAAACGTTACAAATGATCGTTACTTGATAGATAACTTATATAGCCGTCCGGGGTTAAGTTTTATTATCCCAGTTGACTCAGATGGTAACTTAATTAGTGTATATGATCTGTTCAGCACAGAGTCTACTGAAGTTGCTACTGTGTACACAAACGAAAACACCGGGCTTGCAGATGCAAATGATATTATAGCAGCAAGTTTCTTAAATAACGACGGTATCAATACTAGCTACGACTTAAACAATGTTTATGTACAAAGCAAGGCAATCGTTAACCACGACCTAGACCAACTAGAAGAAACAATCGTTGATGGATATCAAGAATATTTAGGCATCCCTGTGTTGGCGACTGATCTTAGCTATGTGCTTCCGCGTAAAGATTTAGCATCAAGTGCTATACCTAGCGCACAGCCAAAAGAAGGGGCAGTAGCAATACTTGTCAATGGCCTTCCTTTATACAGCATAACAAACGGTGATTCTTTTAATAGCGAAGGAGATTGGAATTATGATTTTGTTGTTAAGTCTAGCGACAGTATAAAAGAACACTTAGAGGAAACTGACGGACTAGTACACTATCATACTATTCAGCCTAGAATCTTAGACCAAGAAGAATGGTCAAACGTAACACATAGTCCTATAGTAGGCGTGGCGTTTGATGGATTCCCAATTTACGGACCGTACGGTTATAGTGAATATGCTGCAAACGGTAGCATACTAGATGCAAACGTTACAAACGTTAAAAGTTCATTTGTGTTGCGTGAAGGAACAAGGCCAGATGGCCCAGGGGGCGCATTTACTGGTATATTTGTAGAAGACTACGAATACGATGCTAATGTCGCTATGTTACCCGGGCAAGCAAACGAATACAATATGCGTTTCGGTATCACACCTGACTCAAACGGCGAGCCGATAAACTTTTATGTATCAACTATCACCGATGATGGCGAACCTATGTTCCCATATCAGATTGGTGGTGGAACAGGCCCCGATAACGAATATACTCATAATTATTATAGCATACCTAGTGCAGTTAATCAAGTAACAAGTATAGTTATTTTAGATCAGGGTGGTTTATACTCAGCTAATAGCATAGTTACTATCACTGGTACTGGCACAGGTGCAACTGCTGATCTAGAAATTAATGAATTGGGTGAAATTGCTAATGTTATTATAACAAACACCGGACGTAATTACACTAGCGCAGAAGCAATAGTAACTGACCCGGATGGAACAGGTGTCCGCGCTAAGTTACTTGTACAATTTGGTGAAACTGACAATGTAGTAAACAACGGATACATTAACGAAGATGCAACGCCAGTTCTTACTAGTACGCCAAGTATATCTCAATCTGTAACTGGAAGTATAAGCGACACATGGAAATTTGGAGACTTTGCTCCGGTTGAACAAGCATGGACTTACAGCGAAAGCTACCCATTCGCAGTAGCAGAAGCACTACTGCTTGCAAAGCCCGGACGCTTTGCTACAATCTTTAGTGATCCAACTAAGTTATACCGTCCGCAAATTGACAAGCGCAGACTGTTTAATATTGATACGGGGCAGCGTTGGTTGTTTAGCGATCCAGATCAGTTTGCTGTACACGGTGACCTAGACGAGAATAGCAACTTTATAACAAACATAGGCTACAGTCAATTCATTCATAGCTGGCTTGAGTTCCAAGGACTCGACACAGTAACAGAGTTTGCTGAGCAAATGAGAACACTAAATGTTAAGCTAGCACACCGCATGAGCGGATACATTGACAAGGATACATTAGTAGCAAGAACAGATCAATATAGTTCGACGGGTAATGCATCTAGCTTAATCATACCTCAAGAAAATATTGATGTATCTTTACATAGCTCTCCGTATAAGTCACGTAACTTTTATTCGGGTGTTGTGATAGAACTAGAAGAAGGGCAGTATGTTGTTCGCGGTTATGATTCAACTATGCCGTACTTTAATGTACTAGAAAGTAAAATTTCAGGACAACGAGAAAGTGTTAGGGTGGGCGGTACAGCTAGTCCTTACAGAGTATGGGAACCTAATACAACATATAATAGAGGCACAATAGTTGAACGCAATGGTGCATTCTACGAAGCTCCGTTAAATATTAGTTCAGGTGCATCGTTTGATGCAGCAATATGGACAAGGCTTCCTGCACTTCCGCAAATTGGTGCTGCACAAGGAACACGATACTTAGACACAACAGGCATTATCAAGCGCGTTGATTACGAAACACGATTTGATAATAGTCAAGATGTTTACAATTTCCTTATTGAGTTGGGACGCTAGCACGAAAGTCTAGGTTTTGTCTTTGGCGTATACGATTCGGCAATAGCTGATGTAAGAAACTGGGCATACGCTGCAAAGCAGTTCTTGTTCTGGACAACAGGCAAATGGGAGTCAGGTAACATATTACAGTTATCGCCGCTAGCACCAAAGACTAAGTTTATAGCACCACAAGGTTTCATAGCAAAAATTAATCGTAGCGATAGAGAGCAGTTTGCTTTAGTTGATCAAGAAGGCGGAGTCATTGATCCAGGTCAATGTGAAATTACTCGCGAAGATAACTTTATTGAAATTGTTCCTATTGACCCAGCTGTGCAAATTTATGGCGTTATGCTTTTTGTTAAAGAATTAGAACACGTTATTGCGTTTGATAATATTACAGACTTTAACGATACATTGTTTGATCCAGTTTTAAATCAACGTCAGACTAGAATTAAACTTAAAGGTAAGCGCACAAAGAATTGGACGGGTAGATTTGTAAGCGAAGGCTACATTATCGACGGCGATGAACTGTTAGCTAATCCAGATAACTTAGCTGAAAGCCTAGGGCGATATCATGAATTTGGATTTATCCCAGTAGAGAAGCAGCTTTACACAGCGGCTCGCAACTTGTTTGGCTTTGAAGATAAAGAATACTTTAGAGAATTAGATATTCTTAATGACCAGCAAGTAGAATTTAGTCGAGGACTAATACAAAGCAAAGGCACAAATTCTAGCTTAACACGAATTGCTCGTAGCTCAAGTGCTGCCGAAGGAAACATAAGTGTATTTGACGAATGGGCATTAAAAGTTGGCGATTTCGGTGATACTGAGAATTTCCAAAGCATCGAACTAAAACTTGATAAAGAAGACCTACAACAAGATCCTCAGCTTGTAACACTAGCGTTTCCAGAAGATACAACTAACATAGTAGAGCGTATTGATTTACTAGATGCTCGATATACTTACATAGAGGTCCCGGAAATCGAAATTGCACCACCGCAACCTGGCGGTGAGCAAGCAACGGCTATTGCTACATTAGGTCCAGACAATAAAATACAAGCAATCACAGTAACTAATTCGGGTAGCGGTTATGCTAGCGAAGTAGGCGCAAGGGTTGTTGTGGCTAATGTGTTGCTAACAGATAGTGTAACAATACTGGCTCCGGCTATCGCAGCTCGAGAAAGTAATTATATTGTACTAGGCAATGCAAACGTAGTATTTGAACTAACCGATAACATTAGTAATACAAACATTACTTTTGATGTAGGTCCAGCTGCTAATTCTAACGTAACACCAGAGCAAATAGAAAGCGCAGTAAATAACGCCAACATCAACTTAAATGCTACAATGATAGCAACACATAATATTAACGGTAATGCTAATGCTATAGGATACACACTTATACTGAGTGGATCAGATTATGATGTAGTTGATGGCAGTAACGTATTATTAGTAGCAGGAAACTATCAGCCGCAGCAACGATATCCTGTGTTCTCAACAGAAGAACAAATATTAATTAACGATGCAGCGAATGTATCAGAAATTACAGTTAGGGTAGATGGTACGTTAACAGATGAATACACTTACTTCTCAGGTAATGTCATAGAACAAGATGGGCTAATATCTGATTACGCAGTAACAGCTATCTCTGATTTACCTGACGCTATAACTTACCCTAGAACACAAGTTAATATAAACGAATCTAATGCAGAAGTAACGTATGATATTGCTAACACTAATCCTGTGTTTACTTTTGCTAACACTAACTTAAAAGCAAATAACATATCAGGCGTAGATGCAATTGATGCAAACGGCGACTATAGGTTTGTTGACGTGTATATCAACGGCGTACTTATTAAAAATACAACTACAACTTACAACTGGTATGATACTGATGGAAATGCTGAAACAGTGGGCAACACATGGAGCAACGTTTCCGGGCAAGTGTATACGTTAACACAAAATAGTATACAATTTACTGACTTGAGTCTATTACCGCCTGAAGCGTTAACTGTACAGTATAATCCACCACTAGACGTTATATACGATGAAACAGATAGAGAAGTTTATTACGCAATTACAAACGATACACAAATAAAAGTTATCGAACGTGCCACAGTGGAGTTTGATTCAGGGCTCCAAGATGACATTCCTGGTGCTACAATTGTAATCAAGGTAACCAGTGACGAAGGAATTGCAGCTAGGTTAACGTCAAGACGCAATTTTGTTATTACCCCAGATGCAGACAACGATGGCGTATTATTAATTGACATCGATGACTCTGAGCGTTTTCTTAAAAAGCCAACCGGCTTTAGAGAAAGCACATTGTGGCCAACACTAGATAGCGTCGATCATACTGGTGTTACTGATCAACGTTACCCTACTGTCAGAAATGCAGGATATGTTGATAGCGGAAATATTAATTTCCAAGCATTTGATATAGCTAGTTTAGCAGACTTGTATGATGATAGCATTGTAATTAAGCCAAGCGAAGGTGATTTAATACACATAGCAAGAGCAGAACGCGATGACTGGAACGTTTATGAACTTACTGACATTGATGCTTCGCAAACATTTTTATACAAAGATCTATCCGGTACAGTGTCGTTATATAGTGATGTTAGTTTGTTTAACTTCCTTGACACAAATCAGATTGGTGAAGAAGGTACAGGACGTTATTTAGATTATTACTTAGCTTTAAGAAATGCAAACATAAGTGATAATGTTGTCATTTGGCGAAATGAAGACATAGTTGATTCGCAACAATTGACATTAGCTGAAGTTGAAGCACCTAGAATGATCGAAGCTAGGATTGCTAAGATTGGCCCTAGTCGCATTGTTAATATCGAAAGCACTGCACCAACCGCAGGAACACCGTTGTCAGGATTATTGTTGACTCCGTCGGAAGAATATCTAAGTGATATAGTTACAGTGTCTGGACAAATAGGTTCGGTGGGTGAAGGTGACGCTATACAGTTAGTTGACCGAATAGGAACAAGTAGCACATATGATGCTAGTGTATCTACTGATGGCCCGAATAACATGGAGTTACATACAACGTTTGTTTCTTCTATCACAATTGATACTGCTGGCGACGGTTATACATCTACGCCTAATATAACATTAACTGGCAGCCCAGCAGGCGCTGAGTTTGACGCTGAAGCAGAAGCAATTATAGTTGCATGTATAGATTCAGTCACCACAACAAGTACAAGTGACTGGACTACTGCATCGTTATTAATCAACGGGGTTCTTTCAACTGATATCGCGGCCGCAGGTGGTTCAGATATTCATCCGCACATCCTAGGCGGAATATTATCGCTGAAGATGGATTTCGGCGGATTAGGTTATGACGATTCTAGTCCACCGAGTGTTACTATCACCGGTGGTTCAGGATCAGGCGCCACAGCAATAGTAAATGCAGGAGATATAGACGCTGATACCGGTGAAATTTACAAAATTACAATAACAGATCAAGGGTCGGGTTTCCGATCTGATGATAGCAATATTGTAATTACAATAGATGCTCCAGGAGTAAGTGCGCCGAATCCAAACTCACAAGCATTTGCTTCAGTTGATAAAATTGTCGGTAACGTGATAGTCGATGTTGCATTTTGCCCGGGTGGGCTACTTGAAGCACCAGCACTAGAGATTATAGGCGACGGATCTAGCGCAACTGCCGAAGCTGTGCTTGACGGTGTTATTGGTGCTATCGAAGTAACTGCTAAAGGTGCTGGTTATCTTACTGCGCCAACAGTAACAATCGAAAATACTACTACTGGCAACGCGGCTACAGCTACAGCTATACTAGACAATGGACTAACAGAACTTACTACCCTAATCAATGACCAGGGTGTAGGCAATGTAATGATATTGTTTAATGGATCACCAGATCCACTACTGCTAGCTAACGCAGCAGCAAATATTAATGCACTGAGTCCGAATGAAGTTAACACAATTAACTTAGTTTATTCGTTAACGAATAGAAGTTATTATGTCGATGCCATCGACGAAGCAAACGGTAAAATCATAATCAGCGATCCAGAATTTGATAGCAACACAATATCTAATATCTTTGGCGCTTCTTATACAGTAGTAAGCTATGTTGATTATACTCCGGCTAATGCAGATTTTTATATTGCAAGTAACGTAACAACTGAATCGTTTGAGATATCAAGACCGAATACAGTGGTAACTGACGCTGTATCAGCTCTGCATCTAAACAAAACAATTGTTACTGCATCAGATCACAACGTAATAGAAGGCGAGGTTGTTCGTATAAACACTGATGTGTTCGGCGGTGATTTCCAAGCACAACAAGTGACAGCGAATACGTTTGTTATTAACAGCCCGTACACTTTTGATTTTAATCAAGGCAACATTATCGGAGACGGAATAACAATTGAAACTGTTGGTCCTCACGGTATTACACAAGCATACGCAGACAACGGCAAACGCATTGCGGTACACTTTACTGTTCCTTTATACTACAACAAAGTATATAATATTAGCTCAATAACACCGAATACTATTTCAATAGACGGCGTACAGTCTAAGTCAGGTATTGACTATTACTTCTATGAGGAAAAGTCAGCTTACTTAAACGTTAGTAATTTATTCGACGAGGGTAATGTTACGGCAGCTAATGCAACAAATACAATAGTGATGGCTGATAGCTATAGACTAAGCGATGCAGTAGCATTTTATAATAGTAATTCAGAAATTGTCCCAGCATCACTTATAAGCATAGTTGATAATGTAGCATACGTTGCAGCAAACGCATTATCAAGCGATGCTAACGTTAGTACTAAAATTACTATAATGCGACAAGAGCCACGCAATAGCGATCGCTATCCAATTATTACTACGCTAGATCACAACAAAGCGCGAATGAATGGCCGTAATATTGCTATAGATAGCTACAATAACTTAGACGGTATGACTACTAGTCTTAACCGTCAGATGAATCTGCGTAAGTTATTTACGAAGCAAGATTCTTTTGGCCTACGATTTGGGATGCTAAATGATCCACAAGCACCGATACAAAATGACCCGTTGGGAATGCCAACTACTATACCGGCGATCAGTAACTATGGGCCATATATAAAAGAAGAAGAAATAATTAATCTTCTGTCAGATAATAAGATTCCGGTTACTGGGACACTTGAAATTAGTAACGGTAAAGAAAAAGAATTAGATACTACGTTTAACAAAGGACCTGATATTAGAGGACCTTACAAAGGACTAGTGTACACAGATCAAGAATCGTTAATTGAGTATAGATGGGATCCTACAATACAACGGTACAGAGCAGTGGATTCTGTGCTTATTAATTTAAGTGACCAACAAGAAACAAATTCAGATTTAGTTAAAACACCTGAAGGGCACGTTGATGCTGATTTGCTATCTAACACACAGGAAGCTAATGCACTTGTATTACTTAACATTCCAGGCACAGGATCAAACACTGTATTCTTGCCAGGGAGAAAGCAATCTACTTACAACATGCTGCTAGAAAAAACATTTACTACAACAGGTGATCCAGCAACAGTACCTGCATTTAGATTAAAGCCTTCGAGTGATATGGTATTTGAAGTTTACCAAGCAGTGCAAAATGATGATTTAGATATTTACTATTCACTACTGGACAGGGTTTCCCCTCCGGCAATACGACATGACTTTTATCAGACAGTAAATGCGTATAGTGATTTCTTAGGATATCTAGCAACTGATTATTACTACAGAAACAACATTGGTTTAATCTTAGACGGCAATGATAGAGTTATAAACAATGACGACATTATAAAGAACTTTGCACAGACTGCATTAGAACTTTCAACAGTTGAACCAGCAAACTACCTAGGTAAGCAGTTGGTGCCAGAACCATTTGCATTAGCAAGCGGCAACGGGTCTAGTCCGATAGGAAACTTTGAAGGATTGCCTAGCTTAGAGATAGGGTCAGATACTTCGGGTCGCAGAGCAATGATAGAAGTATCTAAACCTGGATACAATAGTTTCTTCATGTGGACACCAGGATTAACACCAGGTCAGTGGGCACCAACAGCAAGCGGTCCTGGACCGCTTCCAGGTGTTAACGGTAATCCTTCCGTTCTTGGATACGGCTCGGGTTATTACACAGCCAATGACAATCATTTGGGACAAGAGTACCCGTCATTCTTAAACGAGTATAACGCTCCTATACCTAGATTCGTATACAATAAGAAGTTTAGTGTGTACCCACCGCAGGGTAATTTTTCTACTAGTACTTTCCTTGATGCAGATGGCAACGTACTTGAAGAAACAGATGATGCACTTATTGATAGTGTTGTTACATCGCCACCTACATACGTCGAGCTAACAGACGAAGATGTGTCTAATGAGAACATACGCCCTGAAGAAATATTTGTTGCGTGTTTCTGGACAGAACCGTTTACTTACACTAATCAGTTAGTGCGTTTTAACTATAATAATGTAGATGCTAATAATACTCCGCAGCCAGTGTATGCTGACTACTTAGGAACTGTAACTCGAATGAAGTACATTCGCTTGACAGAGCTACCACCTAATGCTGTTACAAGACGTATTATACCAGATACAGGATGGGGCGGAAAAGATTGGAACAACAGTGTAGCAGATAATGTAGATTTCCAAACAACAACTGACAGCAATATATGGGACTTATTTGCACCATCATCGTTGGCAGGCGGCAGCACAGGAGCACCAGACGAAACTGCTCAATTGTCTGTGGGAAATCAAGTAGCGCCGGGCGCAGTAGTAACATCAACTGGCGAACTAGTTAACAACAATGATTGGGTTGATACTGTTCCAGTAACACAAATTGGCCCAATTATTAACGGTGCTGCACTTGAAGGATTACCAGGACCGTGTACCCCAATACCAACAACCTCTGCTAAAAACACTAATGCAGATGGTAGTTGTACAACCGTTGACTTAACTTTCCCATCATCAGTTATAAACGGAAGATCAGCAACTAATCCTATACCAGGCACTACTGGCGGCTATTACTATCAAACACAGGTAGCCGGAATTGAGCCTTTCCGTATATTCTTTAATTCACTGGCAGCAGACAACGGCATAGGTATAGCTGTATTCCAAAGCGATGTTCCCTACAATCCCGAAAGTGATACGTTTGATGAGCAAGGATGGTTTGAAGAAGCAAGACTAGTAATTGACACAAAGTCAAACGGTGATTTCTTAACTAACAACGGAACACAAATAGGACAGTACGGTGTTGATGATATTGACAGAACATTAGGTTTAGGTAAAGAAGTAGAAGACGTATCAACAGCACTAGGTGTAGAAAATACTAACCTAGCAGAAACACAGTTCACGATAGACACTACTGGTACTCCAGACACACCAGGACCTAAGATTAGCGTATTAGGCGACAACTGGATTTCTTATTATAACGAAGCTGACTACCTAGGTATTAAAGGTGTAGGATTTATTCAACGTGAAGTAAACTGCGGAGTAGGTGAATACGTAGTTATCATGGTTAAAGAAGGTGCTGGCTCAGCTGCACAAGATTGGCTGTTATACATTAATTATGCTATACGCTTAGTGATTGATTCGGGTGAAGAAGCAGATTGTTCTACTGGTGAGCGCAACAGTCCGAGTGTTGGATACGCTGATGGCGCCACGCTTCGACGCTGGTTTGCAACTGATAATAATGCAAACGGATGGATAGGTTACGGCGAACGGGAAAAGATAGGAAGGGGCTATGTCCATAATATTTATTTCCCATACAACAAGTTACCAGTAACTGGTTATCAAGGATTGGATGCGAACAAAACTAATCTTATAAACATTACGCCTAACAGCAGAGTAAGAAACCGTGGTGCAGACTGGCCATCAGTTGTTAACGATTTAAATACTCGTGTTAGAACCCTAGACTTTTTTGAGGACTTCCCTCGCAGATGTTCTACTGTAGAATTGAAAGGTTATTTTAGAGCGCCAGTGACTGGAAACTATCAGTTAGTTGGACGCGCTAATGATGCATTGTGGGTTTGGATATCTAGTTCTTTTGATAAGAGAGTTAATGGCGTTGACTATCGTATCGGTGTAGATGATCTTGCAGCAGAAGAATACTTTAAAGAAGACGGATATCCAGACGGAGGATACCCTAGTTCAAAAGCTGCATACCTTGCTGATAAGAGATACCATAGAGATAATGCTGCACTAGCAACGTCTAACGCAAATGATATTACAGAAACAGGCGCAAACGTTTATCTAGAAGAAGGTAAGTTTTACTTTGTTCGAATTATAGCAAGTAACACAACAGAGGGTGCTGACAGGGGCTTCTTTGATCTTAAGTATAAAGTGGCGACAGGCGAAACTACGTCTACTACACTTAACACTAACTTGTTTGGCGGCTACCAATTTGATGTGCCTACTTTTGTAACTAATTACTTTACATTCACAGGAAGAACGTGTGTAGTTGAAGGATCTAACCCAGCGCCAACAACCGGTAGCGACAGCAATGACGGAGGCGCAGATACAGTTAACGATACAACAAATGATACCCCGTCAGAACCCAGGGAAGAAGATCCACGCCGTCAAGCATTTATAGATTGTGTAGCTGCTGGACAAGGTGGTCTGTTATCCACAGGTGGATTTAGCGATACCCAGTTGAGGTGTTATCAGCAAGTATACGGAGAATGTCCTCGAGGCTATGAAGATGCTTGTGCTGCTCAGAACGGAGGTGAAGATACTCCTGTATCTAACCCAGCCCCAGGCACTGACGGCGCGGCTGCGCCTGACTTCCAAATTGCGCCAGGCGCTTTAGCAGCAGTTATAGCGGCAGCAGCCGCGGGCTTGTTTGACGATCCAGCACCAGCACCTGCACCAGCACCTGCACCTGCACCTGCACCAGCACCAGCACCTGACACATCGCAGGATATATACGTTACAGCAGACGGTACCGAAATAGATTTGGCGGCAATAAGAGAACGAATTAACTTAGGTGGTTTTGTTTTTGGTAACTTCTCTGGTTACGGTCAGCAAAACATGACAGGGTATAACTTTTTCCCAACATCGTTCAAGAAGCCAAGCCGTAAAATTGTTAATCCAGAGAGTTACGGATACAGTGCCCAGATCGAACCAGGGCGATTTGTAAGTGCAACTAGTCAGAGAGTATCAGGTGGAAAAGTTCTTCCGCTACGCAAGAGACTTACTACAGTTAGCCGCGTACCGAGAACATTAATTAGATCTAACCAAGTAGTACGTGAGCCTTGGGCAGGTAACTTAGGTGATGCAAGTACGCTTAATACTACATTGCGTTATAACCCAACACGTATTGGCTCAACATATAATGTTAACGGGCAACGTATTAATAACGTTACAGGTAACCGTGGAACAACAGCAGGAACAACGTATGTTATTGACGGGCCAGCTTTCGACCAGCCAGGTACTGAGATTCCGCAAACTGTTGATCCGATTGAAACAGTTACAGGACAAGCATTTGAGCCGTCGCAGTTTACGCGATTTGATAATTCGTCTATACGTTATGTTAATCAACCAGTAATAGAAATTACACCGTTGAACTTTAACATAGACGGATCAGTAGCAGCAGGCCCAACAGCAGTAGCAGCAGTTAAACGGCCTACTCCTAGTATAACGTTAAACCAAGATGACTTATTCGGCATACAAGAAAACAGCGAGCTGTTCTTAAACGGTCGTAAAGTTATTATACGAGGAACTAGTTTCCAAGATGTCAAGACACAAATTAACTGCGGCAACTTTGGTTTAAGTGCTGTAATTAGAAATTCACAAGCAGGCGAAAAACTTGTTCTTTCAAGTTGTGACGGTAGAGCTTGGACAGCAGGCAACGGCTGTGCTGGAGGAAGATATAAGCAAGTAGGTGACTTCCACATTAACCGTGGCTTCGAGCAAGCGAAAAATGAAACTGAAACTATTACAGAGCAGTACGTGTTTGGTCCAGTAGACGGTTCGTTCTCAGCAGCCAGCGGTGGTGGCACAAACGGAATCTTAGATCAAGGTGGCACACTTACATTACCTCGCTATATTGCAATCGAAGATGGACAACCAGTGCAAGCGTTACTACCAGAAGATAGAAGTGTAACAATGACATTCCCGTCAATCGCTCCTGTGTATTCACAAACTAACACCTCGTCGTTTACAACAGGCGGCTCAGGATATAGGATAGGTGATAGACTACGTTTAATTGGCGGTACGCCAGTAAATAACCAAAAAGGACCATTAACTGTTATTTGTATTGATAGCGCAGGCGCAGGTTATACTAACCCTGCTAACTTACAAGTTATTATTAATAGCGATGGTAACGCACCTGGCATAGGTGCCGCTGCACAAGTAACGTCATTGGATGAGTTAGGTGGCATAGCAACAATAGAAGTATTGAATCAAGGCGCTGGCTACGATGCGAGTCGTCCACCTAAGATTGAAATCTTTGATCGCTCACCACAAACTATAACTCCTGTAGTTATAAATTCAGCATGGCCTGACCAGGTCACGGTGCAAGGCGGAGAAACTATACGTGTAGAGTATGTTAGAGAAGAACTAGACGTTAATGGTAACAGAACAGGTTCAAGAGTTGCAGAAAACAGATTCTTGAGAGCTACGGCACCAGTAACATTTGGCGTAGATGATAGTGTAGCAGTAGCAAACACAAGTATTGCTTGGGTTGATCGATCAACCCAAGATGTTTCTACAGCATCAAGAGCAGAGATACAAGTTAACACAGCTACCGCAGCTAGCGGCTGGATTCGTCCTAATAGCTATGTTGAAATTGCATTTACTCCAGATGGCGGAACACCACAAACTGGTTTGTTTTGGATTCCAGATTCATCGGAAGGTGACCCAACTGTATTCGCTAACAAGTTTTATGTAGAAGATGCTGTATTCTCAACACAAGAAAGTGTTGACTTGCTGTTTGGCAACGGTATAACTGTTACTGCTAGACGACCATGGTTTGAAAGCTACACAAGCATAACTTCTACTAGAGCATCTCTTGTTGATACTATAGATCCTACACTGAGAAAGATCCCAGCAAAAGTGAGTTCGTTAATCGCACTTAATCCAGAAGTTGATTTAACTAACCGCGACCCTGGTGACTTAACGTCAGATGATTTGTTTGCAGATGGATACACCTCAATGGCAGGACCGTTGCGTATTGCTAAGTTTATTGTGACTGATGTGGACGAAGACGGTACTATTACTAGCTTACGTGTTATAGACAGAGGTCTATACAAAGTATTCCCGAGTGATTTAACATACGGTATACCTCTTGAGTATGATTACGCAGCACAAGGCGTAGGGTTAATTAATCCAGAAGCAGGAATAATTACAAGAGACCAGCGCGATAAGATGCTAGGTGTTGCAGATCCTGCACGTGATAATGCACAGTACGGCACACCTAGACACCCTGAGTATGGGCTAGAACCGTTTATTGACTTTAACTTTGAGTTGTTTGATCAGCTAGTCGCTACGTACAAAGCTGAAAACCCTACTACTCCAGAGCAAGACGCAATTATTGCTGAAGTTCAGCGTAAAGCGCGAGAGTTTGGAGCAGACACACTAGTAGGCGCTGAAAAAATTATTTGGCTTAACCTAATTGTTACAGTAGCATTGTTTATTAAAGAAGCTGGTACAGGCCAACAGTTTAAGCATCCTGATTGGAAGCTAACACCTGAATACTATTGGAACGGTAAAAACTTTATACCGTACACTGGTTCTCCGGGCGCGTATGATCCTAATACTTACGTATTGATCGACGCTGCGTTCAGAGGATCTGCACAGCAAGCATTTGACGAAGGTAAGTTATTAAGAAAAACGTTTAACTTTAATCAAGACTCAAGTAGTGCTGAATACGGTCAGTATGCAGAGCCGAACATAACATCAGGTGGTTCAGGTGCAAGACTGTTTATAACAGCGCAAGAAGTTCCAGATTGTTCTGAGAAAGGCACAGCTAAAGAAGCACTAGGAATACCAGATGTTGTTACTCAAGTTAACGCACCCGAAGCACTAGTTGCTGCACTTAATGACGCCTTAGTTGGTGTAGGCTATGCACCAGAGGATCTGTCGTTTGATGTAACACCAGTCGAAGATTTAAGTATAATCGAGTTAAACACTACATTCCCGGGCGTCAATATAGATTCGTCAACACCAGGCTTCCTTGAAAAATTAGGATTACCGATTGGCGATTACGACTTAGGTATATTATGTCTAGAAGGTATTGCTAATGATGCTTCGTCTACTGGCGGGGCAGCAACAGCAGCAGAAGAAATAGATCGCTTGTATGAAACTAACGAGTCTCTTGGCTTGTTAGACGAACAGCGTATAGCTGAGATTACAGGAAGACCATTAGCAAGTATTCCTCCAAGTAGATTATTAAGTCTACTATGCTTGTTTGACTTAGAAACAGACAATAACAGTATCTTTGGCGATGCAGTTATCAATCCAATAAGAGAACTATATAAGTACGAAATTACAAATATCTTTGGCGATGCACTTACGTTAAACACTACAGCTAAAAAAGAGTTAACTACTGTTAATATCTTTGAAAGCAAACGATTCAATGAAACGAATCAGTTACCGCTAGACAACAGAGAAGTTGAGCCTGGCAACGTAGCAAATACAGTTAACTTACCGAAGGCATGGGTGGATGACTATGAAGGTAACGGCTGGGCGTATCTAGAGGACGGCGAAATAATTAGACAGCAAGAACCGCTAGTTGATGTAGATTACGTTCGCAGTGCGTTACTGTACGACAATGATACAGGCGCACGAACCGCTACACTAAATCTATGGGATCCGTTCAAAGGCGTACTACCAGGATTTATTGATAATGAAATACATTTTATAACTGACAATGATCCTGTAGCATACAATAATGCAAGAACTGGTTTTGGTCAGAATAATATAGGTAAAGTTTGGTGGGATACTAGCACAGTACGGTATATGTGGTACGAGCAAGGAACTAATTTAAATCGTGCAAATAACTGGGGCAGAACATTCCCTGGAAGTTCTATTACTATTTGCGAGTGGGTAGAGTCTAAGGCATTGCCTAGTAAATGGACAGGCAACGGATCGCCACGCTGGCCTGACAAATTCATAACAGAACGTCGACGTGATCCTGTAACAGGCCAATACACGATGTATTATTATTATTGGGTACAGAATCGCAATATTATTGATGATCGTATTAAGCGAGACTTAGGCCGTAAGTTAGATACGCAGACAGTTGCACGATACATAGCAAATCCAGTTGGTTATGGATTGCACACTATTAGCTTTGCAAGTGATGAGAGCTTTATACTTAGCAATGTAGGCGAGTTATTAGAAAACGAAGAAAATCATCTGCAAATTAACTTTAGCAGAAATTTAAATCCTGATGGGCTAAGTCACACAGCGTGGAAATTAGTGCGTGAGAACGATAGCAGTAGTACTGTTCCTAGCATATTGTCAGAGAAGTTAATTGATAGTTTAGCTGGCGAAAACGCAATCTTCCAAAGTGTGCCTGATCCTACATTAAGTTATGTTGAACGTTACGGAACAAATTTCCGTCCTCGACAAACAATGTTTGAGAACATATCAGGCGCACGACGAGTGATGGTGAGTGTCATTAATGAAATGTTAGCTGGACTAAAACTTAATAGTCAATTCCCGGCATGGGACGTTAACTTACCTTCAGACCGCACGTACATAGAAACAGTTAGCTGGTATGAAGTTGATCGTGTTGATACAGCTACTAATGAAAAAATACGTTTCGACGAAAGCTACAAGCCAGTTTACAAAGTATCAAACGTAAGCGAACTAGATAGGCTAGTTGATATACCTGATGAAACTGTAGTTCTTGTGCAAAGCGATCAGAACAACTCCTCACAGTTATGGATGTACAGAGCATCACTTGCTAACTTTGAATTAATCAGCATATCGAACGATACAGTTAAATTTAACGATAGCGTATTTACTGATGAACAAAATCCCACACTAGCATTAGAAGTTAGATCATTGCTAGAAACACTACGCGACAATGTATTTGTAGGCACAACGTTCTGGAATGAATTATTCTTTGAGCTTGTTAAATACGCATACACCGAACAAGGTCAGTTATCGTGGGCATTCAAGACAAGTTACTTGTATATCGAAAAGCAAGAAAATGATCTAAAACAGTACAGCGGATTTAAGCCAGAGAACTTCCAGCGCGTACTAGACTACATGAATGATGTGAAACCGTATCATTCTAAGATACGTGAGTACAAAGATGGTAAATCAGCAGAGTTGGATACAGTAGGTCAAAATAGTCTAAGTGATGCAGACAAGCCACCGTACGTAGATGCAGACGCAAATACTACACGCATACTAAACGAGCAGTCGGAAGCAGATCAAGCAATATTGTCTACTGACCCAAGATATATTGATTATTTCACTGCATATACTAGTGGCAATACTGATATAATTCGCAAGACTAATACAGTGATGGTTTTTGATAGAACGAACTGGGAACTAACTAGACGCAACGTAGACAAGAGTACTACTTCGCTGAATAGAAGCATCGCAGAAAATATAGCGTATCTAACACAAATTGATCCTCGCGCAATTACATACGAAAGCAAGTTTAGAACAATAACAGCAAATGCAGAAGTCGACGATAGTATTATTGCTATTGATGATGTAGAGGGTATTTACATCGGGCAAGAAGTTGATGTTGTTCTTGACAACGTCGATGTAATATCAGGCTTAGTAGAATCAATTAACGAAGCTAACAGCACCGTAACAATTACAACTGCATTAAGCAACGTTTTAGTTGCTAATTCAGAGATACGATTCCACACTGACGGACTACGCGCAATTGACAGAATATTTGTTTACGATCCTGTTGTCATAAATTGCTTTAACTTAGAAGTTAATAGATACTTCGATGATGCAACAGCTTTTGAAAATATAGATATTGTGGGTAACGTAAGCGCAATGGAAGACATTGTTTCTAATAACGGTCTGTCAGGAACACTTGACTTACTGCAATCTAAAGTTGGCGGAGCATATAGAGGTTCTTCACTTGATGGCGGCATCTTTGACCAGTTTATTGATAATGAGCTAGACCACACGTCTAACGCAAGTCTGGCATATAGTTACGATGTTGATCCATTAGAAAGTGATGGATTGAATACAATACAAACTTATGACTCATACGAAGGAACGTTCACTGGTAACTCTACATTACAAGTCAATGACGAAGTATATTCGGGATTCTCAGCAGGAACGTTCCAGCGAGGTATATACGGTCCAGAGCATCCTGAAGAGCTAGTGCAGCTTACACCACTAGAAAACTTTATTATGACAGTGACTACATCGACTGATGCGTTTGATAGTAACGGAAATATATTAGCGTCACTACCTCCAGCATCAAGAGAGGTTAAGTACAGAATGCACCATACTTTGTTCGGCGAGTCAGATTACCTTCGCATAACTAAGTTATCCACAGGTGAGTTAGTTACAGATACAGTTCCCGTCGAACTTGATGCTAACGTTACTGTAGGCACAAACGAAGTACAGCTACAGGAAAGCAAGGGCATAGTAATGTTTATGCAGGTACATAGAGCCGACACTGATGAGTTGATCGGTGAGGTAACAAGTATAAACGATTCAACTGATGTTGTTACCGTAGACTTTACTAGTGAAGCAACAACAGGCACCAGTTTAGTATTTAAGTCTAAACTGTTTGCACACAGCGAGACTATTGTGCTTAGAGATGAGTTGGATACATTAGAAGACGCTAACAGAGAAGAGCCTGGATTTGTATGGATCAATGGGGAGAAGATAGGATACTCAAGTAAGGTTGGTAAGGTGTTGTCGCAGCTTAGAAGAGGACAAGATGGTACAACTATACAAGATCATGTGTATGGTTCTGAAGTGTACTCTGCTTCCCCTGGCCAGTTATTCAATAATCTAAACCCAAGACAAAATGTATGGCTAACTACTGGATCAGTATACTTCGGTAATGTTGATGAATGGTACGAGTCAATTGACTTAACCCCGGGTACTTCGGCTACGTATCTACGTGATGGTAACGGTGATCTTATACTTGATCCAGTAACTGGACTAAGAGTATTGATTAACGAAGCCGACGAAGATGCAGCAAACTATACACAGCTTGATAGATGGGATGAAGCAAACGTAGTAGTAGAGAACACCTTTGGTACACTAATATCTGCGGACTTACAGACAGCTAATATAAGTGTTGGCGCGACCAGCAACACTTATGCTAACATAGGATTAGTTGAAGGCGCTGCGATACAAGTTACAGAAAATACTCCGGCTAATTCTAATGTAAATGTGTATGTGTTGATAGCTACAGTAGACGAAGCAAATAGTCTAATAGGCATCACATATTCACCAGCAACGTTTGATCCTGCTTACGTAGAGGTGTTTGATCCACCGGGCAGCAATTTAATAATAACAACGTATACTTATAACGGTCAGCCTAACACGTGGAGATGGGATGCTGCAACCTTAGTAAGTGGAACTTCATTGAGTCTAGCTGACGCTGGCAATATTGATTTTACTAGCGTAGATAACATTATGAGGTTCTTACATGACGTACAATAAAAAGGCGATAAATAAAGATATGAATACTAATAACCCTCAGGACAAAAAAACCATGAGCAATGACAAACCAGACGACAATCTAGGATTGAATATGAGCGGACACATCCTGATCCGCGACAAAGAAACTGGAGAAGTTTTAGCCAATAAGCGAAATGCTATACATTACGGAAATATGGCTTATATGGTTGCTCAGGCGCTGAACAATAGAGCAGATGCTTTTGTATACTACATGGCATTCGGCAACGGTGCTACTAGTGTAGATACATCAGGCCGTATTGTTTATAAGTCTCCTAGAGTCACTGAGTCCTTTGAGTCGGGTGCTAATTTATATAGCAGGACTTATCAAAAGCGTGTTGACGCAGACAATAGCGATGACACTAGTAGGGTAGAAATTTTAGTTGGACCTAGCTACAGTGATATTAAAGTAACCTGCACATTAAACTATGGCGAACCAAGTCAAGAAGAAGGCGCATCAAATTTTGACAGCAGCATTAATAATGAGGGCCCATACATATTTGATGAGCTTGGGTTATTTACGAAGCCGCTCGATAATACATTAGATAATCCAATAGAATCTAGTACCATGTTAACACATGTGATTTTTCACCCAGTACAAAAGAGTTTAAACAGAATTATAGAAGTAATTTACACCGTTAGAGTGCAATTAAGCTAAGAGGATAAAAACCAGTGCCATATATTATTGAACAAAACAGCGGCAACCCTATAATCATCCAGGACGATGCTCTTAACAAAGAGTTTTCGATTAATCTGATCGGGCGTAACTATGAAGACTACGGTAGGGAAATTGCACAAAATACATTAAGCCTTTTAGAAAATTTCTCAAGCGTTAATCCTCCTATTCGACCTACTGACGGACAGACCTGGTGGGATTCGAGAAACGGTAACTTTCGTGTATTTGACGGTACCATTAACGCTTGGGTTCCTACGTTAACTTTAGTATCTAACGCTGTACCACCAAATGATTACGGTCAATCACAAAAATCAGGCATCATGTACTATAACACTGACAGTGATCAATTGTTTATTAACGTTAACAACGAATGGCGCACAACTTACAGTCTAAGAGATATTTCTAGTAGCTATGCAGGTAATCCTACATTAGGGTTTCCGAGCACATACGGATCAACATTCCGCACAATCTTTTTGCAAGATCTAAACGGGGGCACTCCCCGAGCAGTATTAGCATTAACTTATAACAATGACGGCGCACAAACTCCTGGTTATTACTATCAGGGTGAAAAAATATTAGCTATCCTCAGCGGCCACAATGAATTTACTGTAGCCGCAAATGATTCAAGTGAAACAAATGATCAGGTAGTTTCTTACTACGCAGAACTAATCGAAAATGGTGGCATAGGTGCTGTAATCAAGCCAGGATTAAATTTACGTACTGATAATGAGTCAAGTGTTTTTTATGCTGATAGGTCAGGACAAGCAGCAGTATCGTTCGGTATTAACACAGGTAATGTTGACCTCGCAGCTAATGTTAGCAACACTATAACTGCTACCGATATCTTTAACGCTAACAGTTCACTCGTACCCAATACAACAGATGTTTATGACATAGGGCAAGCAAACGCTGTGTTTAACGAAGGTTATATAACTGATTTATATATAGGCAATGACACAAGCGGCAGCATCTTAGTTAACGGGAATAGTGTTGTTAATATAGGAACAGCAAACTCTAGCGTAAGCCAGATATTTGTTAATGATATTGTGATAGGCGGCAACATATCAGTGGGTGCTTCCACTGGCATAGGTAGCAATGTTGCACCAATTGAAAATATATTTGCAGAGAATTTTACAGCAAACGTACTAACCATAGATGGTTATACTATGCCAACTACTAGCGGCACAACTGGGCAACAGATGTTCATTGATGCAAGTAATCAAGTGTTTTGGGAAGATCCAGCAAGCAGTATTAGCAGTGTATTAGGCGGTCTTGGCCTGACAGCAACATTAACACCTACTGTAGGTACAGGACCAGGTAATGAAATTGATCAAAACATAGTTACTTTGGCAGTTGGCGCTGGCACAGGTATTATAGCTAACGCTAATGATATTGCTGTCGACCTAGGCGCATTCGACACTGACGATTTACCGGAAGGGGCAATAAACAGATATTATTCAGATACTTTAGCAAGAACGGCATTGGCTGGTAGCGAAGGAGTTACCTACACTCCAGGCACTGGCGTATTCGGAACAGACGAGACCTACATTCGAGGCTTATTCAGTGCTGGTACAAATATGGCTTACAATGCTAGTACTGGTGAAATTATAAACACTTATACATCACCGTTTGACGGATTAAGCCCTGCTAACTTTGTGACAACAAATACTGCACAGACTATAACAGGACAAAAGACGTTAACTGCACCAATGGTAGCAACTGGCGGTATCACCATGAACAATGCTGACTTTGCCTATTTAGGCACATTGTCGTTCATTGGCCCAAGCGGCACAGTGCAGTTTACCACAACAGGTGGCATAATTGCTGATAACGATATTACAGCATTCTCAGACCGCAGATTAAAATCTAATTTAGAGCCAATAGCAGGCGCATTAGATAAGGTAGACAGTTTAACCGGATACACATACAAGAGAATTGATACCGGTAATCATCAAACTGGACTTATTGCACAAGACGTTGAAGCCGTATTACCTGAAGCAGTAGTAGAAAATGACGAGGGCATAAAGGCAGTAGCGTACGGAAACATGATGGGGTTAATGGTAGAAGCAATTAAAGAATTAAGACAGGAAGTGGAAGATCTTAGAACAGAACTAGGTAGAAAATGAGTAATATAAATTTACCTATTATCACAGCGACTGAGATTAATACTGGTTTCTCTAGAGGGTTTAGTTTATCAAGTTACAGAGGAGTACGTGTTTACAGCCTAGACACCAATACCGAAAAAATACTCCCGCAATCACCAGGATCAATTAGCTATAGCGATTTTATTAATAAAATAGTCCCTCAAGCTAACTATCCTTTACCGGACGTCATCTTTAGTAGTCAAGTACAAAATGTTTCAGCATTTATAGGGCAAGGCACTGCATTATTTGCAGTTACGGTGTCAGCTAACTACAAATTAAACGAGTGGCCTAGTACAGAACCAAACCCAACCGGGACAGGTATATCATATCAGTGGCAGTATTCTACTGATGGCGGCACCACCTGGATAGACGATGGGACAAATAGCAGAACGTATTCGATAAGCGCAATATTAGTAAACAATGGTGTGAGAGTTCGAGTTAAAGTAACAGCTTTTGTTTTAGCACCACTAGTAGAAGGCGGTTCTAGTTTTCCCATAGTCTCAGCAACAGAAACTAGTAGAGTTGCAACTTTATCAGTAACTGAGCTAGTGCTTGATAATCCAGACGTAGTCTTTACAAAATCACTAACAGGGTCTTCTATAGTAATTAAAACAGAAGCTAATGGCGGAGGCGGTGTAACTGTCGCAGGCAACGGCTCTATGTCGTTCGGTTCGTCGTCACCTTGGTATACTGCTTATCCTACAGTACCGTCTTGGCGTACACCGAGAACAAACAACTCAGTTTACACATGGTATTATAGAACAAGTTCGTCGGCTAGCCAACAAGTGCTAACCAATGGCACATTAACAGGTGTAACAGTATCTGCAGATCAAACTATAACATTTACTAATCTAGTGAACACAGCATACGACGGTTATCAATTTAGATTAGGAGTAACAGCAACAACAACTGTGTCTAATCCAGGTGATACATTAACGGACACAGCTTACAGTAATTGGGCTACACTGCTCGTAGACAGTGTGCAAGAACAAAATTTAGCCACGTTAACTTCAATAGCAAGTAACGGACCAGTAACTGATCGGCTATCTACTAACAGCGCAGGCCCAACATTTACATTACGTAGTGTTAACGCTGTAGGCAAAACAGTTAGATTTGATAGCACAAATGCAACAGGCCAACTAGTAGGGTTAGTGATTAGCCCAGCTATCTTACAGCCAACTGACTTACAACAAGACGACGATTTTACAGTTACGTCTAACCAGATGACGTTTGGGTTAGCACAAAATAAACAACCTGGCTTGTTGCGAAAACTCAGAACCTGGGCGCCATCTACTGAATCGATAACAGTTTCAGGAAGCGGAAGCGACTGGCAAAACGGATCACAGGTAGTAGGAACAACCTATCAGATATTAAACGATGCATTTAGCGGTAGTGTAACAGGTGGACAATCATTTCATGAAGGAACACCAATTGTAAATAATGTAATTGGCAGTGATGTAGTCAATGCTACTACTACGTCCTGGACATGGCAGTTGGCTGGCTTTAGTGTTGGTGCTAACCCGGCGATAAACGATGTGAGTGCTTCGAGTGGGTCTTTTGGATTTTCATATAGCGGAAGTGTCACAACTGGCAACTACGTTGGGCGTGTTCAGATACCAACATTAAAGAACCCAGCGAACCCAACTAGCGGCATTAAAGAAACTAAGAAAACAGGAACGCTTAACATATTTGACAGCCAGGGCGTACTGTTTAGTAGCAGGCAAATAACAATAACTAAGTATCCTGAGGATACGGCAGTTTTACCTACACTAATTAACGGTTATGTGGATACAACATCTAACACTAACCGCATAGCAACTACGTTCTTTAAAACAGGCATAGGAACAAGTGCTGCGCAGAATCGTGGCGTACCACCGAATATCAAGACATTCGAATGGGCTATTGGCGGGATACCAGAAGCTGATCAAGACTCTTGGCGTGTTACCTTCGGTACACCTAATGTAAATGTTGTTACTAGCGGAACGAGATATCAAGCTACTATGGTTTCAGGCTTTTTTGGTATAGCGCCGTTTATGGACTTAACACTAAACGTTCCATTGAATGCAGATCGCATACCACTAAACGGGTCTAGGGTAGAAGTTACTGGAACTGTAGTTGTTAATATAACTAACATAGCAAATCCAGCAGTTAATGATAGTCTGAATTTAACCATGCGACTATTTTTACCAGCAAGAAATCCAGACGGAACACTAAAATAAAACAGATAAATAAGAGAAAGTACTTAGAGGTAAAATAAAGCAATGCCATATATTATAGGAAGCAGCGACGGAACTATTACGTATACGTTACAAGACGGTACTGTTGATGAAAGTACATTCTCATTAGGAATGGTAGGTAAAGGTGTAACTAATTACGCTGAAGTTTTTGCTGAAAACACTTTACACTTACTTGAAAATTTTGCTAGTGCAACATCACCCGAAAATCCAATCATTGGACAAATGTGGTACGACAAAGTATCAGCTATTGTTCGTGTATGGGACGGAAACATTTTCCGCGCAAGTACAGGTGTTAGCGTAGGACCAGAGCAGTCTAGACCTACAGAAAACTTATCTGGTACAACATTTTTTAATACAACAACTAACAAGTTAGAAGTACACGATGGTACACGTTACAAAGAAGTAGCGTATGCAGGTGAAGTAACTAGCAGATACAGCAGTTCAAGCGCAGTACAGAATCCAACATTTTATGGCGCCAGAATAAGGACTTTATTCCTAAAGAGCGAAGATAACAGAGACATTCCTGTGCTAGCATTTTCTTATGTTAATTCAGGAAATAATCCGGCTAATAGAGGCGCTACTAAAATAGGCGAACAATATGAGACCATTATGGCCTTATATTCCGATTCAGAATTTTATATAAGAGATACTAGCAATGGTGGAACAAGCACATTGGTAGACGGTGTTATTGTTGATTTTGCACCTGAGCTTATTGCTACAGCAGAAAATGGAGCTACTCCTGTTGGTATCGCAGCAGCAAGGACTGGCAGAGAAGGCGGCCAAATCCTAAAGGGTTCAAACACTCGTGCTGAGTATGAAGATACAAGTGTAGCATTTTTTAATTTACTGTACGCTAATGTTATCGGCACATCAATTGACCCAGTTAGTACTATTAATGTTCAAGACCTAAATGTTCTAAATTCAGTAACACTGGTTCAAGACTTAACAGTGTCAGGCACAATAGTAGGCGAGTCAGATGCGAATATATTAGGAACAATCTACGCTAGCGGTAGCAACTCAGATGATTGGGCTAACTCTGTATTAATAGGACAGAACGTTTCTTTGTTAGTTAATGATGTAAGTTACTTAACACCAGATGGCGCCAATACATTTCTGGATACTTATGGATACGTTACAGAATCTCAATTAAATTCTGTTTTGAATATTGTTGATATAAGTGAAATATTAACTACAAGCTCTAATGTATCAGAACTTATCAATGATGCTGGTTACCTGTCAGGAGTAGACTTAGCTGGCGGTCTAGGTATTGACTATGATTCAGGGTCAGGGACACTAAGCCTGGCAAATACAGCCGTAACACCTGGTACTTACGGTTCAGGCACATTAATTCCAAGCATCACTATTGACCAACAAGGACGCATTACTAATGCTGCAACCGTGTCAATTGCAGGCTCTATAGCACTTACTGATTTAAGTGTTACTACTTTAGCAGCAAGTGGAGCAGGCAGCTTATCATATAACAACACAAATGGTATCTTTACGTTCCGTCCTGCAGATTTGCCATCAGACGTTGCTGACTTAACAGATGTGGGTAGTATTATTCCTTCGGACGTTAGTGACTTAACAGATGTAGGTAGTAGTATTCCTACTACGCTGCTTGACTTAGGCATAAGTGAAGGTACTAACGGACAAGTATTATCAACTAACGGTGCTGGTACATATACATTTACTAGCCAAGGTGCTATACCCAATGTGCTAGGCGACTTAACTGATGTTGCTGCAACCGTTCCTACTTCAGGGCAAGTGCTAGCATTTAGTACAGGTGCTTGGAGACCTACAACAATAGGCGGCGGTGATGTAACTGGCCCGGTAAGTGCAACTAATAATGCAGTAGTGCTATTCAACGGAACAACTGGCAAAATTATTAAGAACAGCGCAAAAACACTACCTTCTGGCGCTATAGTTGGCACTAGTGATGGACAAACCTTATCAGGCAAGAGTTTTAGTGACTTTTTAAGATTAAGTGGCGGTTCTGGCACAACAGATATACGAATTGGAACTAACAACGCAATGGCGTTTAGGGTAAACAGTACAGACCAGATGGTTATTGAAACTGGTGGTGATGTTGGCATCGGTTTTACTAATCCAGCGTATAAGCTACATGTTAACGGTATTATATATTCAACTAACGACATTATTGCATTCTCTGACAAGCGTATTAAAAAGAACGTAGAGACACTAGATGGCAGCAAAGTACTAGAAATGCGCGGCGTTAGCTATAACAGGATTGATGAAGGAACCCCTGGCTCAGGTGTTATTGCACAAGAAATAGAAGAAGTAGCTCCTGAACTAGTACATACTGGACCTGACGGGATGAAAGCTGTAGCATATGGAAATTTAGTAGGCTATTTAATAGAAGGTGTCAAAGAGTTAAACAATCAGATTGAGATGCTTAAAGCTGAAATCAAGGAATTAAAGAATGCCCCTACCAACAACAGGTGAGATGCGATTCAGCGATTTCGGTACTGAATTCGGTGACACTGCTCCGTACGAAATGTCTGACATGTACCGAGGTGGTCCCTTTGTTGACGCTAATATATCATCAACTTCAACGGTTAAATCTTACGGGCCAACAGAAGGTCCTTTTAACTTTGTTAATGTTTATGGCTGGCGCTATACACCGGTGTCAGGGACTACCGGATCAAATTTAATGTATTGGGCTGGTGCTCCGTTATTTTCAGTAACATGGTCGACTGGATTAGTTATTATTCCTTTTACTGTGGACAGCGGAAGCTATAGCTATACAACAGTTAATGCTGGTGTTCCAATAGGATCAGATATTTGGTATCCGGTGGGAAGACGTTTGATTACATTTAGTACAGTTACAACAAATACGCCAGTAAATACAAGTGTACCAACAGCAAATCAAATTGGCTGGACGCAATTACGCGGAGCTCGCAATTATTAACGGAGATACAAGTGGCATCAGGTAGCACAATTACAGGTGACGGACTAACAACAATGACGCAAGTTGTTGCTGGGACTGATGTCGTCGAGACACCAGATTTTAACAACGCAAGAACTAATGTCGATTTAATGCTTAGCACCGCTAACGATCAAGCCCTTGGGACGTATGACCCTACGTTTACATATGGATACGGACAAGGTGGTGTAGGCGTTGGTGCAGCAGTGTTAAGTAACTTAGTACTAGCTACAGGAGCAAACGGTGCATTTAAAGATCTTCAAGATGATGTACAAGCATTGTGTGCTTTCTTAGGAGTTACACTCAGAACAAATGTGGGAACTGATGTCACTACTGGTGATGTTATTCTAGCTGATACCTGGAACAATCTGATGCTAAACGTTGAGGACTGTTGGAGTGTACGCTTTAGTCCAGCTTCAACAACTATTAGTACAGATGCTAGTGCAACGTTCGTGACTAGTTGGACTAATACGTTAACACAAACAACAACCTGGACGTTTGCTAATGAAAATGACTGTAGAGCATTTTTTAACGGTGGCGGCGCAGTAGGAGTAAGTGCAAGCAGAACTGGCGGCACTGCAAGCGATCAGAACACAGACTGGACAAACAGACTTAGCGCATTAGGCGATGTATTTTTGCTTCATGATACATGTACGTCCGGCGCAGGTACTCCTAGCGGCGTAGGTTTTTATGAACTAACAACATCGTATCAGACACTAGTGCAGTATTTTGGCGGAACATCACCATATACTAGTGACTTTATTCAAGTTGATGCTTTAATAGATAGTATAACTAACCCAACAGTTGTAACAATTCGAACACAGCTAACTGACGCCGATGACGGAGTAATTGACGCTCCAGTAGACGGTACATTAACAATTAATGGACGAAGAACACAACCAGATGCTAGCGGATCAGGTTTTTCATTCCCTGTGCCCACAGACTCTGTAGGTACTATTACTGGTTCATAATCAGATATAACATAGTTTAATCCTGTATAAATAGTAGCATACACATACAGGACTAAAACTATGAGTGCAAAACTTAACACAGCATTAGATTTCGCTAATTACCGCGTCACTTTAAATACGCAGCATAATGCAATTAAAGCCAAAGTAGAAAACTTGCTTAGTTACAGCATTAATGGTGGCACATTCACTATAGACCGTGCATTAATTTCCTTTTGTAAAATTTACATAGATCAAGACTGTACTGAACTAGTTTTGTTAGACATATATAACAATCCTATTTTAGTAGACCTAGAAGACTTTTATAATGAAATAGTAAGCAGATACTTCGAAGCTACCAACGACTATCATAAAGAGTACGAAAAATTACGCAAAGCTCGCAAAGTGCATAAGGTATTAGATATACATGACGACACCTAATCGCGGACTAATAATGTTTGCGTTTAACAATGTTGAAATAGATTATATAACATTAGCAATTGTAAACAGTAAGTTAGCCCAAAAACATTTAGGGATTAGTAAAGAGCAAGTTACTATTGTGACTGATGAGTATAGTTATGACTATGCTTGCAGTAAGCACACAAAAGAATTCGTAACAAGTAGTGCTGAGTATATATTGCAAGAAAAAGATATAGAGTTTAAATACAAAAACATGCGACTATATAAAGACACAAGTGATAAAGCAAGACCACTAAGTTTTTATAATCTAAATAGATCTGAGGCTTATGATCTTTCTCCGTACGAAGAAACTATTTTACTTGATGCAGATTTTCTTATACTAAGCGATACACTGAACCGGTGCTGGGGCCACAACAACGAGTTAATGATGAGTTATGACTACACTGATATACTGGGTGACAGAGAATATAGCTCATTGTCTCGTTTAAACTCTGTTGGGATCACTATGTATTGGGCCACTGTTGTTTATTTTAAGAAAGGCGCATACGCTGAATCGTTTTTTAACTTAGTTAAACAAGTCGCAGCTAATATATTGTATTACAAGCAATTGTATAAATGGCCTGGAAACTTATACAGGAATGATTATAGTTTTAGTGTTGCAGCACATAATATGGGCGGCTTTGTTGATAGAACAATCCCACAACTACCGTTCGCTTTATTTAAGTCGTTTGACATAGACGACATCGAACGAGTATTAGGAGAAAACGAGTTATTAATATTAGCTGAAAAATCAACAGCACAAGTAGGCGATTATATTGCTATACGCTGGAAAGACCTTGACATTCATATTATGAATAAGTGGGCACTAGAAAGAATACTAGGAGACTTACTTGAAAATTTATAATAAAGAACGTTGGAACTCGTTATCAGAGCTCAAGAACGCAATTGTTAAGGGCAAAAAAGAAAAAGTAACTTACTTCGACGGTAGCGTACTAGTAACCAATAAGTACACATATACATTAGAATTTAACGAACTCACGAGAACAGCAAATGTCTAAAGGGTATATTTGTATTGCGCAGAATACCAACCAGGTTAATTATCTAGAGCAAGCATACGCTTTGGCTATGAATCTGCACCTAACACAATCAAGCGTGAATAAGTTATCAGTTTGTGTTGATTCGCATACTCTAGAACAAATTGAAGATAAGCATAGGCTAGTATTTGATCAGATTATAGAAATTCCGTGGGGAGATTTAGCAGAGCACGAAAAGAAATGGAAGATACAAAACAAGTGGAAGTACTTGCATATGACTCCGTACGAAGAAACAGTTATTCTTGACACAGACATGCTGTTCCCTACAGATGTTAGCTATTGGTGGGATTCGCTGAGAGAGCAAGACGTTTGGGCAACCACTGATGTAAGAACATACAGGAATGAGATAGTAACCGACGATCACTACAGAAAATGCTTTACGTCAAATAATTTACCTAACGTATATACTGCGTTTCTTTACTTTAAGAAATCTAGTTTAACTAGTGATCTTTTTTCTATGACTGAGATTATTTTCCAACATTGGCAGCGATTTTTCTTTGACTACCTACCTGGAGGTAATAAGCCTACCTTTTTAAGCGGCGATGTAGCGTTTGCGTTAGCAATGCAACTATTAGGAATTGAATCCGACTGCACTCGAATTAATGTAAGCACTCCTACTTTTGTGCATATGAAAAGTTATATTCAGGGAATAGCTAAAGATAAAATACAAGACGACTGGACCGAGAGTCTCCCTACATACTATGTTAGTTATCGTGACTTTAAAATAGGAAACTTTCAGCAGTTATTGCCGTTTCATTACACGGAAAAGCATTGGCTAAATCAAGAAATGATTCAGCAGTTAGAGCAGGACTACTATGAACAATCGAGCTAAAGAGCGTAAGGAAAAATTCTTAGCAGCTAAGGCAGCAGGCAAAGTAGGATCAGATAAAAACAAAAAATTCCGGTTGTATTTTGTTGAGTCTGGTGATATCGTTTGTATTACTTTGTCAGACGAGATTGTTCCTAAGCCAGGCTGGAAAACCGCAACGTTTCCACAAGAGCAGTTAGAGGAAGTTAGTAGGCTAGGAACTAGTAATTACCTAGTCGAGGAAGGTGCCCAATATAAAACAAATTATCGCATTATGCAAAAAGAGCAGCTTGTGCATGAGTATAAAGTTGCTGATGATTTTGTTACTAAAATTGATACAGTACCTGAGACTACAGATTTTGATATTTGTTGTAGACTGACTAACGATGCATTTACCGTTGAGCTGTCTCCTACAGCACAAGCATTTTATAATGATACGGACTTAACTGATTTAGCAGTAATTAAAGGAAGTAGTTTGTTGGTGTTTTACATAACAGCAAATAATAATCCATATATTATGTTGCAAACGATTAAAATTCCCTTGCCAGAGTTGATAGAAAAACCTATGCAAGTAATAAAAACTAATAGCAATTACAGTGGATGCAGTGTATATACACACAAATTGTTTGATAAGTATTGTGTAATGGAGGCTGAATCATATGACTAAAGTAGATGTGAATGAATTAGATATCTTTTATATTTCGTATGACGAACCTAATTGTGAAAAACATTGGGCTGACTTGCTAAACAAAGTTCCTTGGGCTAAGCGTGTGCATGGAGTCAAGGGGTTCGATGCAGCACACAAGGCTTGTGCAATGCAAAGTGAAACAGAACGCTTTATTACTGTGGATGGCGACAACGTTGTGATGGATGATTTCTTTGAGCAGACATTAGATTTTCCGAGCACTGATAGAGACGGTCACAGCATAAGCGAAAGCATTTTTAGTTGGAACGCAAAGAACTTGCTAAATGGTTTAGTGTACGGCAACGGCGGATTAAAGTGCTGGCCAACTGAGTATACTAAAACTATACAAACACATGAATCTTCAGACGATGAAGAAGGCATGGAGTTTTGTTGGAAGCTAAACTATATACAGTTAAACGATATCTATAGCGAAATACATCAGACTGCTAGTCCCTTTCAAGCATTCCGTTCAGGATTCAGAGAAGGCGTCAAGATGAGTCTAGACCAAGGCAAGCGAGTCAATCCTGACAAGTTCAAAGAACGTATATGGTACGGAAACTACAACAGACTACAGACTTGGTGTAACATCGGTAGCGATGTTGAAAACGGATTGTGGGCTATATACGGAGCAAGATTGGGTGCCCATAACGCTATACTAGATCTAGACTTTGTGACTAATCAAATCGCAGATTACGAATGGTTTAAAACATACTTTGTTGAACAACAGAACTTGCTAGAAGGCAAAGATTTGTATGAAGAAGCCTGCACACTAGGACGCACACTAAACGAGAAAGTTAATTCTATGATGTTGTTTGATCCTGATGAAAACGTGTCTAGATTCTTTAAACAAACTTATACTAATCCTAGACGCTGGGGTTCTATGGTAAGCGAAAAGCAAATACTCGACTTACTAGAAAACGGTATGCTCTAGATGAAAACACTACTAATAATCATGATAATGGTTGCTTGCTCAGCTTGCGGAATTATCACACTGCGGCATTATCCGGGTGAACTACCTAAATTAGACATACTTCAAGGTCGAGAAGTCTGCGACGAAAAATTTCGCGCAAAGATCAAAGACAATGGTGACTTTTTAATTACGTGTTCCGTAAAAACTTGATTTTGCTATAAAACACACGATAAATATAAACACATGCTATAATAAAGCATGACACACAGGAGATTACAATGGCCTCAATCGGATTTATCGGCGTAGGCAAGTTAGGACAGGCTTGCGCAGAAATGGTAGCTGAGGTACATGATGTAGTTGGATTTGACGTTTTCCCTAAAGAGCCTGAAAACTTTAAAATGGTTGAACGTTTACGTGATGCGGTTGAAGGACAAGACATTGTTTTTGTTGCAGTACAAACCCCACATGATCCGCTATATGATGGGTCAGCACCTACCAGCCATTTGCCCAACAAAGATTTTGACTACAGTATAGTAAAGAAAGTTCTTAGTGAAGTAAATGAAGTAGCAAACAAAGATCAACTTGTTGTTCTTATATCAACCGTATTGCCTGGCACTGTACGCAAACAGCTAATACCTCTCATACCTAATGCACGTTTTATATATAACCCGTACTTGATTGCTATGGGCACTGTTAAGTGGGATATGGTTAACCCTGAGATGGTAATGATAGGTACAGAAGACGGTAGCGAAACAGGTGATGCAAAAGAACTTATTGACTTCTATAAGACTATTATGCAAAACACACCTCGTTATGTAGTCGGCACCTGGGACGAATGCGAATGTATCAAGGTGTTCTACAATACGTTTATTAGTGCAAAAGTTTCACTGGTTAACATGATACAAGACGTAGCAGAAATGCAAGGCAACATTAACGCAGAAGTAGTATGTGATGCATTAGCGCAGTCAGATAGACGTATTATGGGTCCGGGTTATATGAAGCCAGGAATGGGCGATGGCGGTGCATGTCACCCTAGAGATAATATTGCATTGCGTTACATGGCAGACCAGCTTGACCTAGGATACGATCTATTTGATAGCGTAATGCGCAGTAGAGAAGTGCAAGCTGAAAACATGGCCAAGCGATTGGTTGGGCTAAGCAGGGAAACTGCTGGCGCACAGTTACCGATTATTATTGTAGGTAAGGCATACAAGCCTCTAGTTCCGTATGACGCTGGGTCAAGTAGCAAATTAGTGGGACATTACGTAGAAGAACTTGGCGGCGAACTGTATTATTACGATGAGGAAACAAATGATATTCCTCCCAAAGAAGTACTAGGAGCGCCTGCGGTGTACTTACTAGCACATAATCCTCAAGTTACTTACGGTGATCAACTTGACTTTGTTAAGTCTTGGTACGATAACCATCGTGTAACTGATTGTGACACAGCACTTACTATTGCAACAGCAAATGGCACTAGTTTATATTTCCATCCGCAGAGCATAGTATTAGATCCTTGGAGGACAGTTCCTGACTTAGGTCCTGACATAACCGTAATTCACTATGGCAATACTCGCCCGACGCAAAAAGGATAAACAATGAGTAGACACATAGAACGTATTAATTCTATTGATGCCAAGCTGAATGAAGAAATGGGTCCTACATTTTGTTTAGCTAAATGGCATCACACAACGATATATTTACACCGAGGACAAACACACAGTTGTTATCATCCACATCCGCATGATATACCTCTTGCTGAACTAAATAGAAACCCTAGTGCTTTGCATAACACTAAAGAAAAGATACGTGAACGCGCAGAGATGCTCGTCGGAGAAAAACCCACAGGCTGTAAGTATTGCTGGAACGTAGAAGGACTAAGTGATACACATATATCTGATCGTAAGATTCGTAATGCTAGTATCTACACCCCGGAACGTATGGATGAAATTAAAAAGAATCCATACGACTTTAAAGTTAACCCGGAGTACATAGAAGTAGCGTTTTCAAACGAATGTAATTTTAAATGCGGTTACTGTCATCCTATGCATAGTAGTAGCTTCTATCAAGAAGTTAAGAAGCATGGGCCTGTAACAGACGTTAAGAATCACAGTGTAGACATTAACTGGTTTGAAGCAATAGAAGAAGATAATAACCCTTACATCGATGCATGGTGGGAGTGGTGGCCTGAAGTATCTAAAACGCTTAACATATTACGAATCACGGGCGGCGAACCTTTATTACACAAAACAACATGGAAACTATTCGACGATTTACACAACGATCCTAAGCCTAATTTAGAAATTAACATGAACAGTAACCTAGGAATGACGCACAGACACGTCGAAAAGCTAGTAACTAATGTTAGTGGATTACTTGAAGCTAGTGCTATTAAAAAGTTTAAGTTGTTTTCTAGTATGGAAGCCTGGGGTAAACGTGCAGAGTATTTACGTACAGGACTAAACTTGGAGATATGGGAAAAGAATCAAGACATATACCTACGCGGAGTAAAGAATCACATTACTCACATGTGTACGTTTAATATACTAAGTGTGGCTACATTCCCGGAGTTCTTGGCTAAGATACTAGAGTGGCGCAAGAAGTATAATGATATTATACCTGATAGCGAAATAGATCCACTCATACGCAAGATACGATTCGACACGCCTTACCTTAAGGAACCATTGCAGTACGATATGCACATTTTACCCAAGCACGAGTTTTTGCATTACTTTGACACTACGCTAAACTTTATCGAAGATAACATGGACGAGCAAGATGTTACTATGTTTAGTGAATTAGAGTACGAAGGTTTCCGCAGAGTACGCGATTATTTTGCTACAGAAAATTATGACGATGAAAGAATCCGTCAGGGGCGAGTAGATTTTTATCGCTGGTTTAACGAATACGACAAACGTAGAGGAACAAACTTTTTAGAGACATTTCCGGAGTACACAGAGTTTTATTACATGTGCAAAGAATTTAGCGAGCAAGACGAAAAAGACATCATAGCGAGATCAGAATGAAACACAAAAGCAAGGACATTGCAATAATTAATAAAGACCTAGCAAGAACTAGGCGAGCAATAGTGGGACTAGGGTGTAGTTATGTTTGGGGTAAAGGTGCGTATGACCTCGAGTTGCTGCAAGAAGAAAAACCGTTAGCACCTGGTGCTTGGGGTGATTGGGACTATAGAGACAGGGGACACGAGCAGGCTACCCTTAAGCGTCTAGGCGAGAAGTTTAACTTGCCATTCTATCAAGATAGAAACACATTAGACACAGCACTCATGGAAAATCAAAACAGTTTTGTTACGCAATTAGCTGAAGTAGAACTTAACAATACGTACACACCAATAAATCTGGGTGAACCAGGCAATGGTAATCTATCAGCAATTGATCGATTGTTCATTTATGATATAGATTGGCACTTAGCTGATGAAATCATTGTAGTGTTTATGGCAACTGATTTATTAAGGACAGATTTAGTCTCAAGTCATTTGCAGGAATTTTCTAAGATAGGGCAAGATTATAGAGCAATCTTTCCTACCGATAAGACAAAGGATGAATTAGTAACGCCGACAGATTACCTAGAGTACGGATATACGCAGACTACAATAGAAACATCATACGAATATAGATTCTTATTAAGAAACTACAAGGTACTCAGTAAGTGGTGCAACATGTATAATGCTAAGTTACTAATATTCCCTGCATTCCGAGCCTTGCCTACGTTTGATGAAATGATTCAAGATTTTGCTGGTCGTACTCCCGACGGTGTTGATTTGGATAACTTAACTGATGGCCAGCTAGACGCATTCAGATATATTAAAGCAGCGCCGCACAACAACGTCATAAACATACAAAATCATAAATCGTTCGGCGACTGGTTATTAACTTTAGACGGTGTTGATGCATCTAAGTACGATATACTTGATATAGTGCATAATAAAAAAATAGCGATTGATCATAATTATTTAACGCCGTGTGGTCATCCAAGTAAAATCGCACATGCTATGTTAGCAACAGAATTAGCTACAGTCTTTAAAGATCGTAATTGGATATGATACCACACAACGTACAAACTATAAATTTAGACCTAGCGCAAAAGCGTAAAGCTATTGTTGCTGTGGGGTGTAGTTATACCTACGGTAGAGGAGCTTACGACCAAGAATTACTTGATGATTGTCTCCCTAAGCAGGAAACTGGATGCTTTGGGTTATGGGATTATGCAGGACACAGTTGTCATGATCCTGATCTGCTAGAATCGCTAGCTGAAAAATATAAGTTAGTTTACGACAAAGATACTAACACATTGCAAACGTGGATTATGGAATTAAATAATTCTTTTCCTGCGCAATTAGGTACACTATTAAATGATGAATGGTCTATTATTAATCTAGGTGCACCTGGCAGAGGGAATATAGCAGCAGTGGATAGGCTGTTTCTTTATAATATCGATTGGCACTTAGCTGATGAAATTATCGTGTTGTTTATGCCAACAGGGTATTTTAGAATAGACGTGATTGCAAATGAATTCGCTGACTATAATCATATTTCAAACGATTACGAAACACTTCACTTGTTAAATCCATCTGTCACGACGACGGGATGGCAGGCTGACGAAGACTATCTAATTCAAGGATTAACTAAACATGTGCTCACGAAAGACATATACCAATATAAAGCGTTAGTGCGAGCATTTAAGTTTATTGATACCTGGTGCAAAATGACCAATGCTGATTTAACAATTATTCCAGCGTTAGACAAAAATCCAACAATAGACGAAGTCTTTAACAGTGTGCTCGATCCATTAGCTGAGCAACAAAACAAAGACTTTTTGTATAACTATTTAAAGAGTCTACCATTCGATCGAGTTGCCCAACTCGACGGTCACGATAGTTTGCTAGATCTAATGCTTAACTTAGAAGGTATAACTACTGAACTTTCTAAGACTCTGATTGATCCGAAAAAAGGTGGCAAGTGGATCACGCCTTGCGGACATCCTACTGCAAATGGACATTATAAAATAGCTGTATTAATTAAAGAACTGCTCCAACATAACGGTGTATTATGAGTGATTATAAAAGTGCTAGTGATATCGCACTGCAACAACTAGACAATATCTCTGAGACTATGTGCTATGCTAAATGGGCACAAGTATCAATGCACTTAACAAACGGCATGACACAAAGTTGTTATCATCCTCCCACCCATAAAATTAGTGTAGGACAACTTGAAAATGATCCTAGTGCATTACACAACACTAATCAGAAGTGGTTAGAAAGAAAGCAAATGTTACAAGGAAAGCGTCCTGAAGGTTGTAGTTACTGTTGGAAGATTGAGGATTCAGGCGGTACCAGCGATAGAGTATACCGCTCAGGCGAGTATTGGGCACAGAATTCACGTAAAGATATTATAGCAAGCACTGATACACGCAAAATGAATCCACGTTATGTTGAAGTTAATTTTAACCAAGCATGTAATTTTAAGTGTGTATACTGTAGCCCGCATCTCAGTACTACGTGGGAAGAAGAAATAAAACAACATGGTCCGCTAGAAATTATTGATGCGTCTGGCAACCCTGGGAAACATAATGCTATAGAATATCTTGAGCGTGATGGATTAATGCCCATGAAAGTAGCACAAAAAGATAATCCTTATGTAGAAGCATTTTGGCGCTGGTGGCCAGAGCTATACGAAACACTAGAAGTATTTAGAATGACAGGCGGCGAGCCGTTAATGGACGTTAACACATATCGCGTATTAGATTATATATATGAGAATCCTAACGCATGGCTAGAACTAAGCATTACTACTAATTTGTGCCCACCCAAAGAAGAACTGTGGGAAAAGTTTTTAGCTAAACTTAAGAAATTAGAAGAGATACAAATATGGGAGCATAGTCGTTTTAATCCTGGTTCAGGAAACCACTGGTATGTTAACATGGCAACAAAACATAACGCATTGTTTGTTAGTCTTGACACTATAGGAAAACAAGCTGAGTATATACGCACAGGCTTAGATTATGAAATATTGCAAAGAAACGTGCATGAGGTACTAGCAGGAACACGTAATACAAACATAACGTTTATTAATACATTTAATGTTATGAGTTTAAATCGCTTTAGTGATTTTTTGCGCTATATACTTGAGCTAAGAAAGTCATATAGTTCAGATGCGCAAGGCATTTCATACATACCAATCGTTGACCCGTACAATACACATCCAGATTTTACTGTGCATCCGCGACAACGCATATGGTTTGATGTTCCGTTATTACGCGCACCAAGTTGGCAAAGTATTAATATATTGCCGGAGAAGTTCGATGTGTACTTAGAAGATGCAATCGACTTTATGGAATCATACCCCGAAGAAGGAAACTTTGTGGGGTTTTATGATTTTGAAATAGACAAAGTTAAGCGTAATTTAGAGTGGATGCGTAACGAACGCGCCACTATTAGTCATGAAGATCGAGACCGTGCTATAACTAATTTAGAGCAATACTCTAAACAGATAGATGATCGTCGAGGAACTGATTTTGCAGGCACGTTCCCGGAACTGGCTGAGCTATTTAATGAGAAAGAATTATGATTGAAGTACCAGAACCGTTAGAAGAAGTTTATATAGCATTTAATTGGCAAGGTCCGACTGGCCCATTGCCAAACAGCACTACGCCTGATCTTTTAACCTTAGCTAGTAAAATTCCCGGCATACAAATACCGCACACCGAGTACAATTTAATGGATGATAGATGGGGCTTGATAACAAAGAGTAGCGGTCCTTTTTATAACGATAGCAATTTTAGAGTACTGGGTTGCAACGAATTAAGAGCGAAAGATAAGTTTATTTTATTATTTGTATTGGGCCACCAAAACGGATTTGACTGTAATTTCAAGCCGCCACACGATATTATTTCTGAAAGTAATACAGTAAATCAGACCCTTGATTTAATTAGAGGCGGTAATGGTTACTTAGTAATTGATCATGCATTAGAAGCATTTGTTTGGGACAATCACTTAAACTATATTAGGGAGTTTTGTCGCTACCATAATTTGCCCATGAATAAAGTAATTTATGTTACGGGAACAGGCAATACGCAGAAAATTTACAGTGAATACGTTATGCGTAACGGTATTCTTCCTGAGGATAGAATGCATTTAGTACAGCATTTTCCTAGTACACAAAACTTTGCTAGTGATGCATATTTACAAAAACAGCCTGAACCTTTGTATAGACTCGATATTGAACCTTCACATTTGTTTTTGTGCTTTAATAAGCGTAGCCGTATGCATAGAATAGTGCTAGCTACTATGTTTGCAAAGTATAATTTACTGGAACACAGCTTGTTTAGCCTTCAAGAACACGACGAAAATGGTAACATTAAAGGCAACATTAACATGGATATGATCCAAGCACACGGGCTAACCCATAGAGACCTAGATAAATTGTACGATTCGTTTCCGTTGAATATAGACAATCTAAACCAAGTACCAGACCCTATTTATGACGGTGACTCTGACATGACTCCGTTTTACCAAGACTCACTAGTAAGTGTATGTACTGAAACATCTTTTCATACTAATGTTATGGCGCTAACAGAAAAGTGCATTAAGCCGATAAAGTATAAGCATCCATTTATTTTAGTAGCTACACAAGGCACATTAGCCCGACTTAAAGAGTTTGGTTACAAAACGTTTGACACATGGTGGGATGAAGGATACGATGACATAATCGATCACAATGATAGAATGGACGCTATTGTGAATATTTGTAGAGACATTGCAACATGGGATCAAGAAAAAATAAAACAATTTCGCAACGATGTTAAGGAGACATTAAATCACAATTATAGAATATTTATAGACAACCCCTGGTCAAGAGCGTACGGGGAAGTATATGACATTGTGGTTAATAAAAAACTATTATGAGTAAAAGAATCTTAGTATGTGGGGCAGGTGGGTTCATTGGCTCTAAGCTAGTTACTAGTTTAAAAGAACAAGGGCACTATGTAATCGGTGCCGATGTTACTACACCCCGATACGAAACAACAGGCGCAGACAAGTTTTTCTGTTATGATTTAACTAACGCTGTGTTAGTTGATGAATTAGTGTCAATGGAAATAGATGAGATATACCAGTTAGCTGCCGACATGGGCGGCGCAGGTTATATATTTACTGGAGAAAATGATGCTAACATTATGAGTAACAGTGCAGCTATAAATATTAATATATTAAACAGCATGGTGGCGCATAATGTTACAGATGTATTTTATAGTTCTAGTGCATGTGCATATCCCGAGTTTAATCAAGTAGATCCCGAAAGCCCGCTTTGTGCAGAGTATTCAGTATATCCTGCAATGCCAGACAGCGAATATGGCTGGGAGAAACTGTTCAGTGAACGATTGTATGCAAGCTATAGTCGTAACTATAATCTTCGTGTTAGGATTGCTAGACTACACAATGTATTTGGGCCGTGCGGCTCTTGGGATAACGGAAAAGAAAAAGCACCGGCTGCCTTATGTCGTAAAGTTGCCGAAGCATCGCCCGAAAACAACAATGTGGTTGAAGTGTGGGGACCAGGTAATCAGACCCGTAGCTTTTTATACATAGACGAAGCTATTAAAGGCATACATCATATTATGGCTTCAGACTATAACAAGCCGGTGAATTTAGGTAGCTCAACAATGATAGCTATGAATGACTTAGCATTATTGATTGCTAGCATTGCAAATAAAGAAATTAGTATTAGAAATATCCCCGGACCGGTTGGAGTTATGGGACGAACAAGTGACAACGCACTCATTGAGAAAGTAACTAATTGGACTCCGGATGAGGACCTAGAATCAGGCCTAAGGAAAACGTACACATGGATAAACGGCCAATTAGGTTAAAAGCATATCTAGATGACAGTACATATGGCAACCTTTCTAACCTAGATAATCAAGACCCTGCTATACAATATTGGGCTAGTTTCGCTAACGGGCCTGACTTCCTTGCCTTCAATCACACGTTTGTCCAAACTGATTTAAAATCTGCTGGCTTTATTCCTAGCTATTGGCAAGATCAAGACATCGTTGATCCAGGCATATACTTTGTTAGTTTACGTAATACTAGCAACTGGTGGACTGGGCATACTAGTCCTATACCCAATTGCTTGACATTTGTACACCAAAACATTCTGCAAGCGATGCGAGAAAGGACGGTAATTTTAGTTTTGTGTAACCAGACTGAAGGCGAAGCAATGCTTGGCGGGGCATTTCACCAAATGCATGATACCATGGAATTTATGAATCTACCTCCATACTCGATTATAATATCAACAGGACACACTGACTCGAGACAACTATATCATAATTGGTGTGCAAATAATAACATAGAACCTATGCTAACTATCCATCATACCTATCTCGATAATACATTTCCTAAAGAAGTTATTGATAGTATGCCAGACTTACTAGTAGACAACGCAATAGCTAATAAAAATTCTAAGGATTTTATGAGCTTAAACTATACAGTAAAGCAGCATAGATTAGAGCACTTGTATTTTTTGTTACAGAACGACTTGGATAAAAAAGGACTTATTTCTGGACATTGGCATAGAAATGAACCAGAATCAAACATACTAAAGACTTTCATTTCACGCTGGTCAGGTGATATAGATGACCTTGAACTTAGTAAAGTACTCAATAAAAAATTGCCATTGATTGCTGATAAACTTACATTCGACGGTTCTAACCCAGCTGACACACATGACTATAATTTTAACACAGATCTTTATAGTAACGCACTATTAAGTTTTGTTACGGAAAGCGAATTTAATCAGCAAGGATCGTTTATTACAGAAAAAACATACAAAGCATTATTAAGTGGGCATCCTGTTATAACACTTAATGGTTCTGGTGCAGTGCAGTCAATGAGAGATTTTGGATTCCGCACGGATTGGACAATGATAAATAATTGGTACGACGATATCCAAGACCATACGCACAGGTTCAAGGCAGCACACCAAGAGCTACTCCGATGGTGTAATTTAACTAGAGAAGAACAATTAGAACATCTATATAAAAGTAGAGATGTGTTAAAGCACAATAAAGATCGAGTCGTTGAATTATCCCGTAATGATGAAAGTACTAACTTTTATTCGAACTATGCAATAGAAACATACAATAGGTTACGACAAGTTGTTGAAGATGTTTACATGAGATATTACACATAATGAAAAAGACAATTAGCTTTGTTAACCCTAATTTTCAACAAGGGCCTAAGGCACTTAATGCATATTACTTGCCTTATAGTGCAGCAATACTGTGGGCTTATGCAAAAACGTCCGAACAAGTAGATAAGCAATTTGATTTAAACACATTCATTTGGCGCAGAGATAATATTCAAGACACTGTAGAAAAGTTAAAGAACGATAGCGTAGTAGGGTTTAGTACATACCTCTGGAATAACAGTTATAATAATGTGCTAGCTAGAGAGTTAAAGAAAGTTAATCCCGATGTATTAATAGTATTCGGAGGCCCACAGCCGCCTATTGAGGATTACGATTTCTTTGAACGATTCCCTTATGTAGATATATGTGTTAAGACAGAAGGCGAAGTAACATTCCAGAGTATACTTGAGTCATATGACACTAAAGAATTTTCTGATATTCCAGGCATACTAATTAATCGTAACGGCAAGACCATAGATACCGGCAACGCAGTTAGAATTAAAGACGTCGATATAATCCCCAGTCCATACTTAACAGGCTTGTTTGATAACTTATTAGTAGAGTTTCCTGAAGTAAGTTGGACTGCTACACTAGAAACAAATAGAGGCTGCCCTTATGCTTGCACATTTTGCGACTGGGGTAGCTTAACTTATGCTAAAGTAAAGAAGTTTAAATTAGAGCGTGTGTACGCAGAACTAGAATGGATAGGCAAGAACCAACTAGACTTTGTAAGTATAACAGACGCTAACTTTGGTATATTTCCTGAGCGTGATTTAGCTATTGCTGACAAGTTGGTACAAGTACAAAAAGAATACGATAATCCCAAAAGCTATACGATATCGTGGGCAAAGAATCAAAAGGCTGAAGTAATTGAAATCGTTAAGAAACTAATGATAGAAGGTGGCAGCACACTAGGACTTAATTTAAGTGTGCAGACGCTAGATGAGCGCACCTTAGAGATTATTAAGAGAAAGAACTTAGCAATGAATAAAGTAGAGGAAGTATTCGACGCTTGTGAGGTTAATAACATTCCTTTATACACAGAACTTATTCTTGGCTTGCCTGGCGAAACACCAGAGTCATGGCGTAAGAATTTTTACGGACTATACGAAGCTGGAAACCACACGGGCATAACTGTATATCAAGCACAGCTATTAGAGAACGCTGAAATGAACTTAACCCAGCGCAACTTATATAATATTAAAGGCAGTATGGTATACGATTATCTAGTAGGCAGTTATAACACACACGAGCTGCAAGAAGGTGTCGAAGTAGTCAATAGTACACTAGACTTACCTATACACGAAATGCTTAACGCACAGTTGTTTTCCTGGTTTCAGATTACATTCCATATTAACGGGCTAACTAACTACTTGTCTAGATTCTTAAAGAGATACGCAGGCGAATCGTATGAAGATTTTTACGAAAAACTTTATGAATTTATTAAAAAAGACGAATGGCTGCTAAGCGAAATAGATCGTATTAGTAAGTTTTACACTAACTGGTTAACAAAGGGTGCTATTAACCACCCTCCGATATCAGGCATGGAGATACATGGCTGGAACTTGATACACAGCACTACTATACGTCTACACAGTGAATCAATGACAGGTCATGTTAGTGATTATATTGCTAAGTTTATTAACACTGAGTACAGTGAAATAGATCCCGACATAAGAAAGGAGCTATTAAGTTTTCAACGTAACTTTGTAGTTGACTTTGCGCGTGTCAACGAGTATCCTATACGTGAAGAATATGAGTACGACATATTAGGGTACATTCAAGACAGTGGCGATTTAAACGTAAAAACTAAGTTTGAGTTTAACTTCCCGGAAGATAAAACAATGAGTTTAGAAACGTTTTGTGAGAAAATCTTTTTTGATCGTAGGAAAAACTTCGGCAAAGCCTGGATTACTAAACTGTAATGGCAACTAGAAATATTTATTTGTGGGCATGGCAAGAACCTGATGTTCCGGTAGAACAACAGATCCAGGAAATACTTAGCAACGACGATAGCGTCAACGTTTATTACTTGCATCAACTTGAGTACGCAGTGCATTTTTCTGAGTTGATGTGTAACCTTATACTAGACAATCCTGACAACATACTTGTAAAAGTAACTACGTTTATGGCAACGCATAAAGGCCTAGAGAAATATATCGCTACGCAATTTAATAACAAACTACCCAAAAATATACTAGTATACCCATGGTGGGATTATTATTTTTTAAGAAGTGAAGCAAAGCTTCGAAACAACACTTACCTAAAAGAAAAAGACAGCGCAGTATTTGATCATCCATTTTTGTGCTATATGCATAAACCAAAGCTACATAGGAATTTATTGATAGATAAACTTGCTGAGTATGACTTAATTAGTAAAGGAATTGTAACTTACTGGCATGATGTGTGGTCCACACTCGACGAAAAAACTACGTTTAACTACTATGACGGAAAGCCAATAACTAGAGATAACGGTTACGAAAATGGTTTCACGTCTTGGAACTTTGATCTAGAATTTATGACTAGCTTTATGCATTGCGTTACAGAAAGCGATTGCGGAGAATACACAGGGATTACTGAGAAAACAGCAACACCTATATTCGCTAAGCGCCCTTTTTTAGTATTAGGCTCAGTAGGATTCCACAGTGAGCTTGAGAACCTAGGGTTTAAACTATACACCGAGCTATTTGATTATAGTTTTGATGTGGTCGATGATATAGAACAACGTACACAAATGTACACCGACAACATTATTCAGATTGTTGACAACAAAGATCATCTTGTTGCTATGTTTAACAAGATAAAAAGCAAGTTAGATTTTAACGAGGAACTGGCCTGGCAATTAGTTAAAGAAAAACCAAACGTGCCATTACCGATGTTAGAAAGGTTAAATGATTTTGCGCTCCCTTTCCCGCAAGCAAACGAAGAAGAAGATGCACAAATTTTCACTGATTGGAGAATACAAAAATGGTAGTATCTATTTGCGCTTGGAATGACGAAGAAAATGTATATGAACTTATTCGAGAAGCTTTAGAGGAATTCAACGAATGGGGTAACCCCAATGAACATTGGTCGGCCATCACTGTGAATTTTAATTGGCAGGCAGAATTTAGTATAGACGAAACGCATCTTACCCCAGCAGTCAGGGAGTTAATAGAAACATATAAAATTAGAACTACTATTATAACATGTATGTTTGACCAGGAGCAGTTAGAAGAAAAAGTCAATAGCATCTGGGGCAACGCAATGCCAAAAGAATTAGTTACAGTTGTAGCTTGGTGGGATTACTATTTACTGCACACTGTTAGTGAACTAGAACTACCTGACCTTGATTCTTTTTACCAGACTGAACGGGTAGACCAAGGAAAATTTAGTAGTTCTTATCTATGTTATATGCATAAACCAAAGCTACATAGGAATTTATTAATAGACGAGCTAGCCAAACACAAGCTAATAGACCGAGGTAATGTAACATATCATTATGATATTTGGAATGAGGGGGGAGATGCAAATTATGAATTCAAACATTATAACGGTGTTCCAATACACAACGATCATTATGTTAATAATGATAGCTGGCACCGATGCCACCCTTACTCAGTCGATGAAGAATTTATGTCTTCATTTTTGCATGTAGTAACAGAAAGCGATGTCATCTCTACTGTCTTGTCTGAAAAGACCGCGATGCCTATATTTCTTAAACGCCCTTTTTTAATTCTAGGTACTGAGGGTCATTACCGTAGGCTTCAAGAAAAAGGATTTGTGTTGTACGATGAAATATTTGATTACTCGTTTGACAGCGAACCGGATATAGGTAAGCGTGTAGAACTTATAACAAAAAATATTCAAAATGTTGTGGATAATCGAGATAAATTAGAAGAATGGTTTGATATTCTAAAACCTAAATTAGATCATAACTACAATATAGCACAAGAATCTCTTAATGCTGCTAATTTTCCTGAGGCAGTGCTAGATAGAATTTACTGCTACACTCGAACCTGGCCGCGTTTCACAGAGCAACGCGACGCAAGGATATTTTATAAAAAAGTAGAAAAAGGAATTTATCCGACACACCTTTCTTTTGATTTAAACAACGACATATATGCAGGAGAAATAATAGAACAAGCTGCTGAGTACATGAAAATACCTAAGGTCTACTACTTCGGGTACACAGAGTGGTGTCCTATAATACCAAAACCTATGGTTGACGCTGTTAATAATAATAATATAGAGTTAAACAGTTGTTGGCTTTCTTGTGATTCGAAGTGGCTAAGTGAGCAAGTAACTATGCAGGGTGTACGCAAACATAATACACAAGCCTGGCCGACTTATTTTATGCTTAGAACTATTGAGTACGAACGAGAAAACATTACAAATAATTTCAAGAACACAGAAAACATTACTAAGGATTTTTCGCACAACTATATAAATTTAAACATGCAGCCGCATCAGCATAGATGTATGCTTATAGATATGCTTGCAAAGTACGGATTAGTTGATCACCCTAACGGATTGGTGAGTTGGCACAACCATGCAGCCTCACTCTATGAATTCAGGTGGTACGATGACAAGATTAGAACTATAGGTGATGATTTCGAAAATCACAAAGACTCGTTTAACTTGCCGGATCAATATTATACTAGTTTTGTTGATATAATTACTGAGTCAACTACAGAAGTTCCCGTCATTACTGAAAAAACGGCTCAGGCATTATTCATGAAAAAGCCGTTTATAGTATTAGGTTCTCCGTGTTTTAGTAAAGATGCATTAACGCACTATGGATTTAAACTATATGATGAGCTTTTTGATTATTCGTTTGACGAAGAAAAAGATGATAATTTAAGAGCCGTCGGCGTAGCCATGGAAGTTAAAAAGATTAGCAAGATGACACCCAAAGAATGCAATGACATGTATGAAATATTAAAACCTAAATTAGAATATAATAAAGCACTGTTAATAAAACTAGCATACAGTACTGATTATATGCCTGAAATGCTATTAAACAATTATATCAAATTCTCTGATCCGGAAAACCCTCGATACCTAGGTAGGAACTTATCTTATGATTTTGTGGATATTAAGAATTGGACCTATAAGCCATGAGTACTATATTACGACACATCACACATACGTTTAATGACACAATCAAGCTCAATGATCGTTTTGTAGGCACGCCACCCTACCCGATGATAACATTGGATAATTTTTTGCCTGACAATACCGCACTTGCTCTAGAACAAGAAGCAGATACAATACCAGAAAAATATTGGTCAGAATTTACACGCAAAGGTGGATACATGCAAGAATGTGCTGACATGACTGAAGCACCATTAGCTCAAGAACTTGTTAACCAGATACATAGTCAACAAGGAATGAAGTGGCTAAGTAATATCACTGGCATTAAAGATTTAATCCCTGACCCATATTTAATAGGTGCTGGATATAGCAAGAGCTGTCGCGGCGACAAGCTAGGTATACATACTGACTTTAATTGGAATGATCAGATTAAAGTACACCGTATGTTAAGCATGATTGTTTACTTAAATTCTGACTGGAAAGAAGAGTACGGCGGCCACTTAGAGTTTAGGGATTTTGATAACAAGCAGACTATACAAAGCGTAGCGCCGCTTTTTAATAGAGCAGTTATTTGGCGCTACCACAAGCGAGGCTTTCATGGTTATCCAGAACCATTAAACTGTCCAACTGGGATGAGCCGGAAAACATTTAGGTTATTCTTTTATGTAAGCGATGCTGTGTATAAAGAAGATGATAGGCCGCACCGTAGCTTGTATTGGTACGACGAAGACAACCAAGAACCGTACGACATAGTAACACAAAAATAGGTGAGTCATGAAATTATTAAAATCTTTTAAAGATCCATGGGATGCAGTTACACTATTCGAAAATAAGTTAGCTGAATATGGTGGCTCTAAATACGCAGTATGTGTTGATAGTTGCTCGAATGCGTTATTTTTGTGCATGAAGTATCTTAAAGTAGAGCACGAGTGTATTACGTTACCAGCCCACACTTATGCTAGTGTACCTATGCAGTGTATACATGCCGGGAATTATATTAACTTTAGTGACGAAATATGGTCAGGCGCTTACTACATAGGTGATACAGATATAGTAGATAGCGCAACTCGGTTTACTCGGAATATGTATGCCCCTGGAAGTTATTATTGTGTAAGTTTTCATCATCGCAAGACTCTTAAACTAGGACGAGCAGGCGCCATATTAACAGACGATAAAGATTTTGTAGACTGGTTGCGCGTAATGATTTACGATGGTAGACACTGTGATGTTAAGTACGATAACGATATCCTGGGCGCTATTGGGTACCATATGTATATTACTCCTGAAACAGCATTTGAGGGATTAGAAAAACTTAAAGAATTGCCGGATAAAAATCTAGACACTGGTGGTAGTCATTCGTACCCAGACCTAAGACACCAGGAAGTATTTAAGGACTATCTGAAATGATAAAAAAGCCAATCCTGGATGAAAATGGTAAGCCGAGTTTACCTTACGATAGATTTATTGTAGCTGGGTGCAGTTTTACTCAATATGCATGGCCTACCTGGGCTGATATATTAGCGTATAATTTCGGTTGTACTAAAGGTCAATACCTTAACTTAGCGCAACCTGGGGCAGGCAATCAATTTATTTCATCACAAGTGCTAGCACTAGATGCAGTTGACGCGCTGACTAGCAATGATTGCGTTGTTGTTTGTTGGTCGGGCGTAAGCCGTTACGATACATATCATGACGACAAGGGGTGGCTTGCCCCAGGGGATATCGTTCTTAAAGAAGGTATAAGTTACGCTGATTCTAATGACAAAGACGACATAAGGCACACTAGTAGTTTTATTAAAAAATATTATGATCCGGTTGGTTTTTTGTTTCGAGACCTAGTGTGTATGCAAAGCATTAAACAGTTACTAGACAATAGAAATGTCGACTATTTGTTTTTAACTATGCAGGGATTACCGTTAACGGATATCCAACCAGCATTTGAAAAAAGTATCAAGCAGCTTGTCGAGGTATTTAGTGACACCATTCAGACAGTAACATCACGCCCTTCCTTACATGATGCACTAACAAAACATATAGAAAACAACTATTTGGTCCATCCGGATTTTCACGACACGCACCCACTTCCAGGGCCATATATAGAATACATAGAACAGTACATATACGAGTTAGACATTCCTACTCAGAAGTACATAGATACAATACATAATCAGATAGTAAAGATAATACAGGATCAACTTGATAAAAAAATAGATTATGATACAAAAAAGTTTAGATACAGACTACATGAACTCACTGTAAATGAAGGTCTAGATGATAATAAAACTAACCTTATTTTCCCGAGAGATTTTGAGAAATTTAATGATAAACAGTAATACAGAATGGGGTACATTAAAAGAAGTTATACTAGGTACTGCTGTAAACGCAAGTATTCCTACTATCAAGGGAAAAGATATTCATTGCGTAGATTATGCACACCTTGATGATTTAAGTAATACAAAAGGCGGCAATTATGCCTTTGATGTTATAGCTCAAACACAAGACGAGCTAGACGTCTTCTCCCAAAACTTAACTAGTATTGGAATTTCTGTACTACGCCCTCAGGTACAGAATACGTTAAAGGTGGTATCTACACCTGATTGGAAGTCAGACGGGTATTACTATTATTGTCCTAGAGATAGTATCCTGATAGTAGGAGATACTATTATTGAAACACCAATGCCATTGCGTTCTCGGTACTACGAAACTAACGCATACAAAGACATACTACATAATTACTTTCTTAACGGTGCTAAATGGATTAGCGCGCCACGCCCAAGACTACTAGATGACTTATATAATCGAACTGATTTATCTAAACCAACATTAACCGAAACTGAAATAGCATTTGATGCAGCTAATGTCATACGATGTGGCAAAGATCTCTTTTACCTTGTTAGTAATAGCGGTAATAGATTAGGGGCACAATGGCTGCAAAGCACGTTGGGAGACAAGTATAGAGTACACGTTATGGATAACATTTATGCTTATGTACATGTGGATACAAGTATATTACCGCTAGCACCAGGTAAAGTGTTATTAAATCCAGAACGAATTAACAAAGATAATTTGCCTAAATACTTTAATTCCTGGGAAAAAATATGGAGCCCAGTGCCAACGCCAACTGATTGCGACCTAGAGTGGGCAAGCGGAAGCCCGTGGATAGGCATGAACGTACTTAGTTTAAGCGAAACGTTAGTTGCTGTAGAGGCTAGACAAACTAAACTAATGCGGTTACTAGAACGGCATGGATTTGATATAATGCCAGTTAAATTAACCCATTGTCGAACATTGAGTGGAGGCCCGCATTGTGTAACATTGGATACTATCCGCGAAGATCACTATGCAGATTACTCTTAACATAAATAGTTATACATACACAACACGGAGGCAAATTCAATGACACCAGATAAAGAAGAACTAGAACAAACCAACGAAACTGTTTCTGAATCGGAACAAGAAGAACTAACGGAAGAAGAATTGTTAAAGCAAAAAATAGCAGAGCTACGCCGTCGAGATCCATTCATATACCGAGAACCGGAACAAGAAGAATCCACGGAAGAACTAACGGAAGAAGAATTGTTAAAGCAAAAAATAGCAGAGCTACGCCGTCGAGATCCATTCATATACCGATAAAGGTTAACAAAAACATGATTATAATGGGCATAAGCAGTATGTTCCATGATGCTGCTATTACTGTAGTAAAAGACAATCAGATTGTTTTTGCTGCGCACAGCGAACGCTACAGTAAATTAAAAAATGATCCTTTTCTTAATAAAGAAATAGTACACGAAGCATTAAGCTTCGGAACTCCTGACGTCATTGTATTACATGAAAAAAATTGGGCAAAAAAATTAAGACAAGCCACTAGTGGTAACTTTCGTGCTCTAGGTGAATTATCACAAAAGGATTGGATACGTAAATTTTATCCTGCACTCAAAAACATTCCTATTAAATCTTATTGGCACCACGAGACACACGCAGCAGCAGGCGTATTAACAAGCACGTTTGATGAATGTGCAGTAGTAGTATTAGATGCGATAGGGGAATACACTACCTCTAGTATATGGTCGTGGAAAAATGGAAAACTATCTAAGAAACACAGTACTAACTTTCCTAGTAGCTTGGGTCTATTTTACAGTGCTGTGACATATCGCTGTGGCTTAAAGCCTATGGAAGATGAGTATATACTAATGGGAATGGCTGCATACGGTAATCCGACTGACGGTTTAAGAATTAGCAATGTAATGGCAGAAAAGTATTTTATACATCAGAATCCTTTTAAGTTTCCATCTGAATCAGTACGTATGCAAACGAACTTACAAAAAGGATTGCCTAGTAAAGACTTTGTCGGGGAAAGCCCATTCGACATGGCTTATGCCGCGCAATTACAAACGCAAAAGCGTATAATAGCATACGCTAGATATGCAAAACAAATTACAAAAAGTAATAATTTAGTATTTATGGGTGGTGTTGCTCTAAATTGTGTAGCTAATACTGAGCTACTGAATTGTTTCAATGATGTACACATTATGCCTAACCCAGGTGATGCAGGCAGTAGCTTGGGTGCAGCAGCATTGGAACTTTATAACAACACAGCAAGAAAAGTAGAATGGAAAGGACCGTACTTAGGATCAAATATAAGCGGGTCTTATCCAGTGAACAAAGCATTGCGTTCATTAGAACGTAATGAAATTTTTGGAATAGCAAACGGTCGAGCGGAATTCGGTCCAAGAGCGTTAGGAAACCGCAGCCTTTTGGCAGACCCAAGGGGAGGTGACATCAAAGATAAGGTTAACTCTATCAAAAGAAGACAAGAGTTTCGACCGTTTGCGCCAGTAATTCTAGAAGAGCATGTACACGAGTATTTTGAAATGCCCAATCGATGCATTAGTCCGTACATGCAATTCACAGCTAAATGTAAGGCACCTACAACGTATCCTGCCATTGTGCATAAAGACGGCACTAGTAGAGTGCAAACTGTTAACAAAGAACAGCATCCTGGACTATATGCATTAATTAATAATTTCTATCAACGCACTGGATGTCCTATGCTACTAAACACTAGCTTAAACATAAAGGGCCAGCCTATTGTTAATGATAGACTCGATGCATTAACATTTACGCAGACTTATGGCATTGAGGTTCATACTTCCGATGCCGAGGACTAAACTTACAAAAGCCCAAATTATGTTAGAAGGGCGATGTCTAGAGTGTGGCGAGAAAAGGGATCAACACACAGTTCGATGCCCCTTTCATCCGAATAGACGAGTTATAGATGCTCTTGCAATATTCAGACGACACCTGAATTCTCAGAATAAAGGTCTTGACGATGTATGACGTATTTTACCTAGGCGAGAATACTGCGTTAGTAGAGCATTTACCATTTGCAAAACAGGTTAACTCTATCCAAGAAGTTAATTCAAGAACCCAGATGTTTTGGATAATAGAACCTAACATAGAACTATCTGATTATGATATATTAGACTTTAAACCAGAGCATTGTGATAGGGTGTACGAACACATTTGGAAATGCCCAACCAGTGAGCACATTGGTTTTAGGCTATTACCGAAAATTACTCCAGCAGGTGAAAAAGAATTTTCAACTAATAGATTTCGAAAGAAAATTGATATCATTCGCAAGACAGTTCCGGGAAAATACTTCGACAAAAACCCAACAGCAAGTTATGTGTGGTGCGTGGACGTAGACTACAAAATAGCAAACGATATTGATTGGGTTCCTAATAGGTTTGAACCTGAGTACATACATAACTTCCACCTAAAAGGGCAACTAGAACACAAATACCCAGATGGCGAGGGAGGAGTACGGTTGTATCCTCGGGATTGGAAAAAAGCAACAGTAAAATATAGAGGTTGCTTAGATAATGCTAGTGAGCGTTATCCTATATTATATGTTGACGATGTCACTGACTACAGTGCAAGAGATGAATATAAAGATGGGTTTGTTTGGCTTATAGATAAAGAGTATCAGATTGAGGAAAGTACGTTAGAATGGACGCCAGATCCATTCGAGCAGGATTACATACACTGCTTCAGAATGCCCTACCAGCTAACCACAAAGTATCCGCATAATGTTGGCGGCATACGATTAGTTCCTAGGCGTTATAAAGATGCTAGTGAAAAAATACACAGGGTAAGCCCCGTGGAGGACATTAACTATAATGTGTTTTATGTTAACGAAGGAGAATTTACTGACGAGAAGTTCCAGAAGCTATGCAGCATATCTAAGACAGAATGGTTCTGGGTTGTTGATAGGGATTACGGCGACTTAAATGGTAAATTCTTATATGTGCCTCAAGATCACGAACAAGAATACATACACGCATTTAAAATTAAAGGTCATCTCGAATATCGCTACAGTCCTTATATAACAGAATTCCACGACAAGCGAGTGTCGGGTATCTATCTAATAAACAAGCACCACGATTATGATACAGTGAAGAAGAAGTTCCAAGAAAATATTTGTCCTATGCGTTACGATGTATTTTTTGTAGACGAACACGAGTTATCTAGTTATGCAAAATATGCTCGACTTAGTAAAACATCAATGTTCTGGTTAGTGGCAAAAGAGTTTAGACTACCTGACAACTTCACTTGGATACCTGAAACACACGATCAAAAGTATATTAATATATTTAAAGTTCCGGGGCAGTTAGATCATAGATATCCACCTAGTATTGTTAACGTAAGTGACAACAGGTGCGGTGGCATAAAATTAGTTCCGGTAGAGTTTAATGAACAAGACAAAAAGTATCAAGGATACTTACAAGAAGTAGGTGGTGTACAATACGAACAATTCACTGACGAAGAAGATGGTCGCGCTAGAAGCAAGTACGATTGGTTCTGGGTAGTAGACGAAAATGTCGACGTGTTAGAAGAATTTAGTTTTACATATTACCCGGAACCGTGGGATGAAGGGAAGACTCACGTTTGGCAAAAGCTAAACCCAAAAACACTAATGCAATATGACTACAGTGGAATCAGACTGTGTCCTCGTGTTCCTCTAGATAAAGGAAGACCAAAATACATAAGAGAGCCAGCATGTGTGCATAAAGAGTATGCTGTTTGTGTAATCGACAGTACAGTTGATTTAATTGAACAACTTGAGAAGTTCGATCGAGAATGTGAACACGACATGTACTATGTAATAGATCCGCATGTGCAGCTTGATCCTGCATTTGCCTTTGATTATTATCCTACGCAATGGGACAAAGATAATGTTCATGTGTTTAAGTGTAACGATGCGCACACTGGTGTCAGACTGTATCCAAAAAACACGTTTAATAAAATACATGTTTATGATGATCAAGACATCATCTTTAATCGTTTTGATAACCTAAAGCTCTTAGAAATAAACGCAAGCATAGCACCAACGTGGCCTGTAGTACATCTAGAATTAGAAACCAAAAAAGAACTAACGCAAATACTTAAAGAACAACAAAAGAATGGCAATGCTTTTGTGTGGACTGTAGACAAAGACGTTGATGTAATAAAAGAAGTTCTAGATAAGGGTGTGCTTCCTAGCGCGAATAAGATTATGCTTTGGCAAGCCTTAAACTTTAAGACTCAAGCTGTTCATTCTTACGGAGGACTACGGTTATGGCCAACAGATTTAAACCCCAAGTTAATTACAGATGATGCTATAAGACTGAACAAAATACAAAACAAGCAATATGTTAGAAAGCCTGGAGCTATAATTAAACCGTACGATATTATTTTTATAAGCTACAATGAAAAAGGTGCTGATGCTAGATATCAGCGACTCGCACACAAAGTACCAAACCTTAAACGGGTTCACGGAGTGGAAGGAATCTTCGAAGCACACAAAGCAGCAGCAGAACTAGCTGATACTAAAATGTTTTGGGTAGTTGACGGAGACGCAGCAATAGAAGAACAATTTGAATTTAATTATATTCCCGACCTGTATGACCAGGAAGTTGTTCACGTGTGGCATTCACGCAATCCGATTACAGGATTGGAATACGGTTATGGTGGTGTTAAATTGTTTAACACAGAGCAAGTACGAGAAAGCACTAGCTGGGGATTAGACTTCACTACTGGTTTAAGTACTCGATTTAAAGTAGTGCCAGAGGTAAGTTGTATAACATACTTCAACGAAAGTGGGTTAACAACCTGGCGCAGCGCATTCCGAGAATGTGTTAAGCTAGCAATTAAAGGTGATCAGGAAAGTAATGATCGTTTGGAAGCATGGCTGCATCCTGTCCCTGATGCATTTTTTAGACATGAAGCAAAACTAGGTGCAGAAGATGGTAAGCAGTATGGTCTAGAATTTAAAGACAATGCAGCAGCACTGGCTAAAATTAATGATTATGAATGGTTAGAGGAACGGTATGAGTCAGCCTTTAATAAGTCTTAATGAATGGGACGAAGTAGCTCGTTATGTAGATAGCGAGTTTAAGTATCCTGCTAGCTTTGTAAGTAGAGCAGCAAGCGGCGACTTTGATAAAGATGCATTTAGTTTAGGACAACTAGCAAGCAAAGCCTGGCTACTCAAAGAGTATGCACAATACAGTCCTGTAAGGCCACATACACTTGCATTGCTAGCTTCTTGGTACGGGGTATTAGCTGAACCATTGTTAATACAAACTCCCCAATTAGAACGAGTTTGGGGCTTCGATATATACCCTCATTCAGTAAGGATGAGCGATCAATTTAACCAACACCTTGTTGTAGATGGTTGGCGGTATAAAGGTGTAGTAGACGATATATTAACTATTAACTGGAAGCATCCAGAGTTTGTAGTAAACGGTACACTTATAGATACTAAGCCAAGCGTTATAGTTAATACTAGCTGCGAACACATGCATGAATCGTGGTTTGATTCAGTCGGCACCGATCAGTTAGTAGTATTACAATCAAACAACAATCGTTTTCTTGATGGGCACATAAATATCACTGAGTCATTGGATCAGTTATTAGAAAAGTATCCGTTATCTAAAATACTATTTAAAGGATCAATGAAGCTACCTTTATACACACGCTACATGTTAATTGGATATAAATGAATAATATCGACAAAGCACAGTATAAGCTAGAAGGTAAGTGCATCGAATGCGGATTACCTAATGCAACTCATGTTCCTAGTAAATGTGGTATTGCTGCAAGTGAGTTCGGATTAAAGATGAAGAAGATTTTAATTGATTCTTATAAAGTACAGGGTGAGATACATTCGTTTCATACCTTTAAAGGTAGTTAAGACTACAAGCTAGCGTATACGTTCTTGGCGTCTTCTTCGTCTTGAAATTGAATAATTGTTCTATTGTGTGAGATGTCAAAGTGTTGTTTAAATTTCTTTTCAGACTTGGCTAAAGTTTCTTTAAGTTCTTTTTTCTTTGCTTTGCGCAATGCAGTATTTGTACCACGATGCCAGTAGACAATCAATTGCCAGTTAAAGCCATCGTTTGTGAATATTTGTTCTATTGTAGTAGCTTCTTGGTTAACGAGAGACGCCATCAAATAACCCATCAAGTATTACATTAGCTTCATCGCGTACAACACCGTATGTATCATCTAAATCAATTACAACCTCAATGAGGTGAATATCTTTTGTGATGCCCAAATTAACTAAGTGATCTTCTATATTTTTATAGTCTAGGCCTTCTTTAAGATATTTCTTCTTAATTTCATAACGTTGCTCTTTTGCACCGACCGTGATAAAAACACTATCTAAGAATTGAAACGGTATGGTAGAGGCTTTTATGTCATTCAATATCTTTTGCATTAGGTGATTCTTTTCTTTGCTCTTGCCAAGCAATACCACTTTAGGCGTCTCAAATGACATAATATTCCTTTTTTACTGTAGTTAGTATTTATTTATGCATTTTCGGCTTTTTTTGGCCGCCCTCTTTTCACCGGACGCAGTGAAGGATCCATTGCATAAGCCTGTTCCAGCTTCGCTTTAGCTTCTGATTCCAACGACTTAGCATCATCTAGCATAAGCTGCCCTTGCATAAGTAACCCTTGAGCAATGTCATCGCCGCTTGATTCAACTGATGCTGCTTCAACTGGGGCACTAGTAGGTTCTGCTACTGGAGCTTTTTTGCCTTCGTTAAGGTGAATCTCATCGTTAATTGGCGCAGTGTAACCACCTTCTAACTTGTTTATCTCACTGTTAACATCAGCTAATGGTACGCTACTGTTTGGTTGCGGAGTAAGTGCAACATGGCTCACCGGTACTTTTTGCATGTACTTGCCATAATGCAATGCATTAAGCATAGCCTGACCATCAGAGAACTGCTTGCGCGAAAGAACATCAGCGATAGCATTTGCTGTTTGCGCTTCAGTACTTTGTACTGCATTCATTAGCTCGTCGTGCATACGCTCTGGCAATGATCCAGTTTGTACAATTAAACAGCTAGTTGCGTCATCAGGCAACTCTCTAAAAATAATTACGCATGGCTTCTCACCAAATTTTCCAACGTGTTTTACTAAACTCATGATAATATCCTCTTATGCTTCTTGTTGTTCTGTGTCAGCGTCAGCCGCATCAGCTTCTTTTGCTTTTTTATCAGCATCAGCCGCAGCCAAAAAAGCTGAAACCTTATCGAACACTGAGCCAATTTGAGAAAGCTCGTTAGCCTTAAATGCGCCACGTGTTGTAGCAAGGTCAACGACTTGTAGCAAAATAGCCAAGTCATTTAATGTAATTTGGGTATCAACAGGAAGTTGTGTTGCTTCTTCCTCTTTGATTGTTGTAGTAGTGTCTGACATTGTGTAAAACTCCTAATAATAGTTTTGTTATTAGTATTTAATAAACCTAATCATAACGGCTTGGAATTATTGGTTTTCTTTTTATTCTTTAAGTATGCTGTCTTTAACCAAGGTAGTTTATAGCGGCTCACTAAGTGATCATCGAGTGGAATACATGAAGGATCAGTCCATTCAAATCGAACTTTTTCTGCATAAGCATCGGTTTTCTTGCGGCCTTTTAGCAGACTTATAGCTACATTAGCTAAGTATTCTTCAAAAACTTCTTCCCAATCACTAGGATTTAATACAATTGGGCACGATACTACGTTAGGGAAGACAATCGTTGGGTCAACAGTTTGGTCTTTAAGTGCTCTACTAACAAATAGCGCATGACGCCAAGGAGTGTCTTTTATATGCTTATGATATTTTGGAATCAGAGGCAAACCCTCATAACAATCCATAGTATGGAGACCTAAGTTGCACAATAGTATCTTGCTATCTCGATCGAGCACGAACGTTTTTTTGGTCCTAATCCACAGTTCGCCAATAAAAGGCCCTGTAACAGGCAATTGCCTGGCGTCATGGTTGTGTACACAGTCAAGGACGACATGCCTGGCATGTCGCCCCACAGTGCATTGAATCCCAAGTAATTGGTTGTCCTCAGCAAGAATTGTAGGCACCTTTGTTAGTAAGCCAGCACCTAGTTTATCAGACTGTATCATGCAGCTTTGGCTTCACCTGCACCTTCCTCGCGGGTATATGGTACTGTAATACCAAACGGTGCAACTGGGGGTTCACCGTAGCCACCACCGTGAACAATAAACAATGTTTCGCAGTAGAACTCGTCGCCCCAGCCTCTGCAAGGGTAACCATCTGTAAACATAATGAACTTCTTGGGTTCGATGTCGTTATCCTTCATGTACTCCCAGTTACATTCAAACGTAGTACCACCATAACCAGCTAACTCGTAATTATCAAAGTCTTGAATGGTGTCAGCGGTAATAACAACAGGGTTATGTACCTCGGTATCAAAGCACCACAGGTGCACCCTAAAGTCGGTGTACTGTGACATAATACCGTACACTTCTGAGATAAAGTCACGCATCATTTCGTCGTTGATTGAACCAGACGTATCAATAGCAAGTGCGATATCGATGGTTTGGTCGTTGTCCATGCCAGGCAACCAGTAACCAGCATCCAAGCCCTTACGTGATGGCTTCATGAAGTTATAGTTGCTCTTGAGGATTGACTGAATTTGCATAGCAAGAAGCTCGCGCCAGTCAATCTGAGGATTCAGCATCTTATCAACTAGGCGCTTCACGCCACCCGGCAAGTTGCCAGCGCCAGCAGCCTTCGCTGCCTGAATGGTGGCATCACGAACATCGCTAGCGATTGCTTCCATCTCTTCTTTGGTGTACTTAATAGGACCATCAGTACCGTCGCCTTTACCGCCGCTACCATCGCCTTCACCATCGCCTTCACCATCGCCTTCACCACCTTCTGTGCCGTCCATGTGAATATCGAGGGTTTCATTGCCACCGGAGTCACCTGACTCAGGATCGCCGCCGTTTTCTTTAATTTCCTCGTAAAGCTCGTCGTACACTTCTTCCCAAATCTTACCACGGTATTTCCAATCGTAGCAAATTTCAACAAGATCGATTTTCTCACCGATGTTAGCAGAGTCTAAGTCTAAGTTAATAACGAAGTCTTGGGCAATGTTAGCTAGCATCTTATTGCGTGAACCCAACCATTTTGGGTTCATGTGGCTGTAAACACAATGAAGAACTTCGTGTCCAACCAAGAAAATTACTTGTCCTTCGCTTCTGCTAACCAAGGCAGCAACAAAGTTTCGATTATAGTAAAAGTTGCGGCCATCAGTAGCAGCGGTTTGACACCAGTTCGTTGCATCAATGAAACGCAACCTAGTAGCTAAGTTACCAAAGAACGGTGAATTAATAAGGAGATGAACCCGAGCCTTAATAAGTATGTCTAGTACTTGCTCGGATGTTAAGTTCGTTTCGGGGATATCTATCTGAGAATGACGGCTGTCTTTCTTAGCGTTTTCTATGCTATAAACAACCTGATCGCTTTGGGCAAGCATTGCCATTTGTTACTCCTAGTTTTTTACTCTACAGTACTATTATAGCATAGTCTCAGGATATGTCAAGACCTAAAAACCCTTACAAATCAATGACTTAGGAATCTTTTGTAAGTTCTTGATTTTCAACAAGTTTATACTCACCGAATACAGACACCGCATTTTCTATTGCAGTAGCTACGCGATCAGTTGCTAGTAGCGATGCACCATGCCTTTCTTGGCTATTGGTGGCCCCGGTGGTAGTAATCATGTTCTTTGAGCCTACCTTGCGGTTAAGCCACTCTTGAGCCTCATTAGTTGCCCTTGTTCCTATGATGTACTGTGTTTCTTCGTCGGTTTCTGTGAATATATTATAACCTGACTCAATTGTTATAGGGTAAGTATGCTCTTTATCGAAAATCATTTTTCGTTGTAATTCTACTATATCATCAGGTAACTCCTCAAATTCTAAAGCTACACTTATTCCTATATCAAATAGTTCCTCTTTTATTTCGGTACATTTTAATCGACCCAAGGTTGAGAAGAAGTGCATGGATGCGGTATTTAGTATTTCTTCAAAACGAGGATCTTCTAGAGGATAGCGACCGTTTTCCAGGTAAAACATTTGTGCTTCGTTGATCAAATCCATCATGTTCCGTGTACTAGGATAGGTTTTCATGACTTCATACAGTCTATCATAGTATGCACGATACGGAACACCATGTTTAGAATTTAGATATCTTGATACGATTTGAGAAAAGCCTCGGTTATGCATACTTATAACCATCCAACTGTATATATATGAATCTAATACTTCTTCAGTAGTCATGGTGCTAGTCGCAACAACAAGCGCAGTTTGTTCAGCAGTATCCGCGTCTATAAAATTAACTGTTAAGTGATCGTTCTGACCTATTGTGTCTCCGTTAAGTTTACCGTAGTCAGACACGATCACTGTTTTTAATTCGTACTTCTCTATGTATTCTTTGCTGCCCATCTCTGAGTTAGGCAATATTAATGCAGGCCAAACTTCAATTGACGAATGTTGTTTTGCTTCGAGCATATTAGTGAGGCCCTCTCTAAAGGAATCCTTTGTCTCTAACGGTAGCGGAATAATAAGCTCACTGTATGTTAGAACATCATAATCTTCGCTAAAGGCTACTGCTTTTTCAAATTTTTCCTCAGATATATTTTTTCTTTTAATTGCCTCAAGTGTATCGGCATGTTGGCTTTGTCTGCTCATTGTAACGCCTCTACCGAAGGTTGGGCCTAGTATGCTTTCGATGATCATCGCGGTTTCTGTGTTATTTTTAAGGTACTGAAGGTTAATAGCTTGGAATTTACTTTGTGGCAAATCACCAGCTTCTCGGAGAAGTTTAGCTATGTATAAGTCCCGATCTTTAAATATACCAAAATTAGCATCAGCTGGAAAAATATAAGCAACGTCATTATTTGCAAGCCAGCGTATTTCTTCAGTTACTTTCTTCATAGAGAACTTGCGTACCTTAGTTGCTACTGCACTACCCCAATCGCAAAATGTACATGAATAAGGACAGCCTCGATTAGTTTCTATCGAAACCAACCACTCTACTTCAGGGTTAGCTTTTACAATAGGTTCAAACGTTCCTTCGGTGAATGGACTAGGAAGGATGTCAAGGTCTTTAAGGCGCTCTGCTACTACCAAGGGAGGAATCTCACGGCCATCGCTTAGACGTTCTAATATTTCGCAAAATGCTGCTTCACCTTCGTTGCGAACAACTACATCACAGTAATCTAGATTACACTGATCGTTAGTTGAGTTAGGCCCGCCAAACACAATAAGGCATTCGGGCCATCTTTCTTTAACTAGTTGTGCAATTTTGATTTGGTATTGTGAGTTCCATACGTACATAGAGAAACCAAAGACTGCTGGGTCCTCAAGACGATCAATAATATCTGAGGGATATTCTCGCTTAAAGAACAATTCCTTGATTTCGTACTCGTTCATGATATGTTCTTGTGACTCAGCGTATGCAGCCAAACAACCTATACTGTAAGGAAGCCAATAATTGATGGTCCCTTTAAACACCTGCGAATAGTTTACTTGGGCTAGATATACATTCTTCTTCATAGTGCTATAAATCCTTCTGTAGTGTATGTTTATATTTATTCTTATTTACACTAGTATTTGTGCTTTTTGGGAGGTCTAGATGTACGCTAAGTCATTGATTTCATTGAAGAATAACTTAATACACGACTGAGCTAAGTCATTGATTTTAATGAAGTTATTTTACCAAGAATCAATGACTTACAAGCGACCAGTAACAAACTAGAGGAATAGCTGGTACTAGTACTGTTTTATTAAAATTATAGTCTTTTTGTTAATGTGGGGCTAGCTAATGCAGTTTTCTACACTTCTTGACCAACTAATCTTTTTAGCTCAGGACTAATTCCGTGCCCCCGTCCAGTCAGACGGTTTTTCAGACACTTACCGTCTCTAGTATACCATATATATTCCGCGAACATCGGGCACAGTCCCATCACCTCAAGTTTACGGGCAAGGCGGCCGATTTTTATCGCCCAGTCGTCTTGCCAGGCACGGGCCTCGTCGGGTATAACAAAAACCGTTAAGTCATCACCGGCGGTGTGTCCCTTGACGATATACTCATTGAATGTGTCGATGTCCTCCCACTTATTGTCTTTATTAAATATGTAAGCATGGGTAAAAGCTACAACATAAAAGTGATTCCCGGTTAACATGGCAAGCAATTGCTTATCAATGATTATGTCTTCGAGTCCTAAAAGCCTGTCATGCGCTTCGTCGAACGATCCCCGGAGATGGTCCACCTCCTTTAATTTCCGGTGTTGTTTAGGCATTTTTATTACTCATGGTTTTCAATTTAATTAAGTCTGTGTTCAAAAGCAAATCACAGTGAAATCTATGTTTGGCATACCCAGGGGCGTTACTGCAGGCGAGATCAGTACACCAAATAAAGGCAGATGTAATATGCAATACTGATGACTGTAATGAGATAGAGGATAAAGATTGTTCTATGATAGAAAACTGACCTATTTCTTTTACTTTAACAAATATACCGTCAAAGGATCCTTCGTCGAAAGTAGTTTTCTTATTATCGGTGATGTAGATATTCTTATGATCGCCAGTCAGTAAGGCGGTGTAGGTTATATCCAGGAGTGTTTCTTCTATGGCTACCATGTCCTCAACTGGCGGCAAGTTACCAACGCTTGTCCATATGCAACGCTTTAGCGATTGGAAAACGCGGAACGCCGTCTGGTGTTCTTGTGAAATATTGGATGGTTGCTTTCTTTCCGATATAATTATCAGCGTTAGCAAGAACTTCCCGAGTATATTCTTGATTACCTTTAAGCCCAGCCCCGCATTCTCTACCATCCTCAAGACGAAAGAATACACGTTTAGCATAACCACTCCAGTTGCCTTTACCTTCCTCGATGCGTACAATTTCAAACTCCTTGTCTTCGAAGTCCTTACGCTTCAGTAGACCCTTGCTTCGCTTGTTAACATACTTATCATTGGCTCTAATAATACCACCTTCATAACCGGCTCCGATAAAGGTACCGTATAAATCATCGACTTCGGTTTCGTTATTAACTATCGCAGTCTCAACAGCAACAACACACGGAGAATCAATCTCCGTTACTGCCTGGTTAAAACTAATACGTCGATATTCAAAGTTGCTATCAACACTAGCTATATCGTATACATGGTATTCTACTTTCTCTCGACTAAGATCTAAGTCAGCTTGAGAAGGCTTGGTCTTGCGCACCATGCTAATGATAGAGTTGAAGTCATCCTTGTACTCGTGATTATAAAGCTCGCCGTCCAAAATAGCATCAGGATGCTCGTTAAAGAACTTTACGAGTGCTTCTGCAATATGAGGTACAGCAACAATTGCCTTACCCGTTCGACTCCATAATCCTGCCTTATTAGCAATACATCGAATTCCGTCTAGCTTAGGCTGTATGAATACAGGGTACTTAATTTTGTCCTTCTGGTCTTCCCACTTCGCAGCCAGCATAGGCTTAACAAAGCGAGCTTCGTTAACCTCAGTGACTTCGGTATGATATTCACCATCAAGGCGTTTGGTGTATAATGCTTCTACTTCGAGGACAGCCTGTTCTTCTGCGGTTGTTGCGTTACTGCGACCTACGTTCTTTGCTTCAGTAGCCTTCCATTCGCTAGTAACTTGTTTACCGTCAGCTAGACCAGCCACAGTACGATACCGTGCGCCATCTATCTCCATGCGCCACTCTCGTATTTTGCCTTTGCTGTCTACCTTAAACAATGTGGGGAAAACGTTCATTGCTTGTCCTCTGTATTACTCCTAGTAAATAAAAATGCCCCCGAAGGGGCATGAAAAGGTTGCTAACTGTAGGTAGGAGTAGTAGGTAGGGAGTGTTAGCAACCCTTTTGAGCTTACCCTAGCAAGTAGCTAATATACTTGTCGTTAAACACTTGGCTAAGATCTTTGTCCAAATCAGTCCTAATGTTGACTGGGATCTGGTAATCACCCAATACTGACTTGAAGAACAAGATTACCATCTCAGGTTCGCAGTTATCAATACCAAAGCGAGCTGCGTGGTTGAATGCTTTCTTAAATGCAGTGTCAACACCACTCTTCTTGAACATATCGTTGAGCTCGTAAGCCAAACCGACAGTCAATGAGTACTTTGCAGATATCTCGTTTTTCATAGAAGCATCAAGCTTCTTAGCAGTACCAGCTAGAATATCCTCTGGAGCAGGCATTTTACCTGCTAGTCGACGATGCTCAAGGAACTTACCTGCCATGCCTTCGCCAACAGAGGATGCAACATCAACCTTCTGCTCTAATACGTCAGCATCATCAAACTCTGGGTCAAACAGTGATTCGGATACATAAGTCCAGGATCGCGGCGTAGCAAACGCCGTGCTAGAACTCTTAGGATCAAAGTCAAACAAGTC